ATGCGGCAGGGCTATCCGAGTTCTAAAGAGGCGAAAAAGAAACTTGGAGACTTGTTTGATCAGCTTGTCGGGGAGCTTGCGGTTGAACTTGCTCGCCGTGTGTTTCGAACTGCTGCGATTGGAGGAGGCGCAGGCATCAAGCGTCGTGATACTATCCTGCGGTCTCGAGCTACCCGCGATAGCGTGATGCAGCACCCAGGTGAAGATGTCGAAAATTTCTATATCCTGAATGGCGAGCAAATGATCTTTTATGAAGATCGATTGGTTGAAATTGATGGTATGACCGTTCCAGGAGAAATCATTACGGACGTATGGACGGATATTGGTTGGACTGGCATCGCGCGGGAAGGCGATGTCGAATTTAAAAACGGTAAGAAGCCCGAGGCTTTAATCAAAAGGATCCTCGAACTCGCGACCAATCCAGGTGATTTGATCCTAGATTCCTTTGGCGGGTCCGGCACCACCGGTGCCGTTGCGCATAAGATGGGCCGTCGCTGGATCATGGTGGAGATCGGGGATCACGCGGACACCCACATTGTCCCGCGCCTAATCAAGGTGGTCGACGGGAAGGACCAAGGCGGTATTTCCAAGGCGGTCGGTTGGGAGGGCGGCGGCGGGTTTCGCTATTTCACGCTCGCTCCCTCGCTGCTGGAGCGCGATGCTTATGACAACTGGGTGATCGCGCCTGAGTACAACGGACCAATGCTGGCGCAGGCGATGTGCAAGCATCTTGGCTTTACCTACGATCCCGCGCAGAGTGGCGACGGCGACGAACGCGACGCCGAATGGTGGCGTCATGGCCGATCGAGCGAGCGCGACTTCCTCTATGTCACCACGCAGGCGCTGACGCAGGATGCCTTGCGGCTGCTGTCGGAAGAGGTCGGGCCGGACCGCTCGCTGCTGATCTGCGCGCGCGCGTTCTCGGGCAACATCGACGCGTTCGAGAATCTGACGTGCCGCAAGATTCCGGCCAGCATCCTGAGCAAATGCGAATGGGGCCGCGACGATTACTCGCTGAACATCGCAGCGCTGCCGGAACGGGAAGCGGCCGACGACGCGCCGGACGCCGGACCGCTGTTCGCGGGAGAGCCGGCCAATGGCTGACCTCACTCGCGACGATCGCCTTCGCCGTCAGGTCGCGCAGCGCCTGAGCCTGCGCAAGCCGCAGGAAGAGGCGCTGCGGATCCTCGCCGACGTGGCGGGGCGGCTGGATTGGGATGCCGCGGCCGACCCGGCGGCGCTGCTTTCCGAGATCCGCGCGACCTACCCCTCGGTCGAGAGCTTCGAGCGCGCGTTCCCGTCGCTCGCCTTCGCGCTGGCGACGGGTGTCGGCAAGACGCGGCTGATGGGTGCGTTCATCGCCTGGCTGTATCTGACCGGCCGGTCGAAGAACTTCTTCGTCCTCGCGCCGAACACCACGATCTATGACAAGCTGGTCACCGATTTCTCGCGCCAGTCGTCGCCCAAATACGTCTTCCGCGGCATCGCCGAGTTCGCGCAGACCCCGCCGATCATCGTCACCGGCGACACGTGGGAGGAAGGCCGCGGCATCCGCGGCTCCGACCTGTTCGGCGGCGAGGCGATCATCAACATCTTCAACGTCGACAAGATCAACAAGGAGAAGGGCCGCATCCGCTCGTTCCGCGAGACGCTGGGCGAGAGCTATTTCGATTATCTGTCCCGCCTGCCGGACCTCGTCATGCTGATGGACGAGGCGCACCGCTATCGCGCCAAGGCAGCGGCGAATGCGGTGTTCGAACTCAACCCCCGTCTAGGTCTGGAACTGACCGCCACGCCGAAGACGGTCGGCGCGTCGCCGAAGGATTTCAAGAACGTCATCTATTCCTACGGCCTCGGGGAAGCGATGGCCGATGGCTACGTCAAGGAACCGGCGGTGGCGACGCGCGCCGACTTCCGGCCGGACGGCGTCGCTGCCGACGAGCTGGAGCGGATCATGCTCGCGGATGGCGTGACCTATCACGAGCACGTCAAGGTCGAGCTGGACCTCTACGCCCGCCAAAGCGGGCGGCCGAAGGTGCATCCGTTCATGCTCGTCGTGGCGAGGGACACCGCGCACGCGGGCGCAATCCGTGCCTATCTCGAAAGCGAGGACTTCCACGGTGGTGCCTATCGCGGTCGCGTCGCCGAGGTCCACTCCAACCAGACTGGGGAGGAGTCGAACGAGGCGATGGCGCGCCTCGTCGGGCTGGAACACGACGCGCAGACCGACATCGTCGTCCACGTCAACAAGCTGAAGGAAGGCTGGGACGTCACGAACCTGTACACGATCGTGCCGCTGCGCGCGTCGGCGTCGGAGATCCTGACCGAACAGACGCTGGGGCGCGGGCTTCGCTTGCCTTACGGCACGCGCACCGGCGTCGAGGCTGTCGACACGCTGACGGTCATCGCCCACGACCGTTTCGACGAGGTCATCAGGCGCGCCCGCGAGCCGGGCTCGATCGTCAAGCTGAAGGAGATCACGATCGGCGAAGGTGGCGACGTGACGCCGGACGCGCGCGAGGTGATGACGGTGCCGACCGTGGTCGAAGCGATGTTCACCGGGCGCGTTCCGATGGCAACCGTCGTGCGCGAAGGCGACGAGCCTGCGCCCTATACACCGCCTTCGCCGGAGCAGGTTGCGATCGCCGACGCCACGCTGGCCTTCATCCGCGAGCGCGAGCGCTCGTTGCCTGGCGGCCTGGCCGACCTCAAGAAGCCTGAGGTGCAGGCGGCGATCGCCGCTGATGTTCGCCGCGCGACGGCCGCGGCTCAGGGCAGCTTCGACGCAGTGATGCAGCCGCCCGCCGTCGAGGCGCTGGTGGCGGAGATCGCCGTCGGCATCGCTGCCAACACCATCGAGATCCCCGAGATCGTTGTGTTGCCGAGCCGCGAGGTGAACTTCTGGTTTGACGACTTCGACCTTGAGGGACTGGACGGCATCCGTTTCCGCCCGTCGAGCGACACGATCCTAATCCGCAACCTGCGCGACGACAGCCAGCGCGAACTCGCCCGTGAACGCGCCGGCCCGCGAGAGCGGCGGCCGGAGGATTACATTATCCGCCACCTGATCGACTATCCGGAGGTCGACTATGACAGCCACGCTGACCGGCTGTATAAGTGGGCGGGACAAGTGATCGCTCGGCTGCGCGGCTACCTTGCCACCGAGGAAGAGGTCGAAGCGGTTGCGCTGGAGCACGGTCGCGCGCTCGCCCGCTTCGTATTCGAGCAGATGCGCCGCCACTATCGCGAGACGCCGGTAGAATATCGCGCCAAGCGGGTGCGCTCGTTCAAGACGCTCAAGCCCCAGCAGCTCGGCGTGACGCTCGACAAGCGTCTGCCGCTGACAGAGGCGGCCAATCCACTATCCGCGACGCCGGGCATCCTGTTCTTCGGCTCGCAGAAGAGCCCGTATCAGTTCCACAAGTTCGACAGCGACCCGGAGCGCCGCTTCGCCGCGCTGATCGACAGCGACAAGATGCCTGCTGTAATCCGCTGGCTGCGGCCGGCGGCGGGGCAGTTCGATATCGAATATGATCGCGGACGCCGATACGAACCAGACTTCGTCGTCGAGTGCATCGACCGCAAGCTGATCGTCGAGGTGAAAGCGGAACGCGATCTTGCCGATCCGGTCGTCCAGGAGAAAGCCCGCGCGGCGCGGGCCTGGGTCACCAATGCAAACACATTCGCGGCCGAAGGAGATGGCAAACTCTGGAGCTATGCGTTGCTGTCTGAGCGGGACGTCACCGAAAGCCTCACCATGGCAGGGGTGATGGCGAAGGCGACGTGATCGTTCGTGCGCATCTTATCCGTCCATACAGGCGGCGACGAACATTATAGACATCGTGATCGTCACCTGATGCGGCTGCGGACCTGATCCAAGAAATTGTCCCAGAAATAGGCGGCGGCACCAGCGGCGTCGAGCGGTCCATCCGGTCGCACATGGGACATCGCATTACGCGCGCCGAACGCGAGACCGTGGGGGGTGTCCTCGATCGGCAGCCAGTCATTCATCGAGTTTCGCGTGCTCGTCGCCGTATCATAGCTCAGGCATAGCGCGTTCCGCCACATATCGCCGCCATGCCAGATGCTGACCTGGCCGACGCGCTTGCCATCAAGATAGGCGCTGGCCGCAAACGAACGGCTGTCGATCCGCTCGAAGTCCGTGTCGATGCGGGGGTCGGATGCCTTCAGTTCGGCGAGCTTCTGTTCGAACAGCGCTGCCGTTGTCTGAAACCCCTCACGCAGGAAGCGGTCGCGATCAAGGTCCGTCGGCTTAGCGGCGATGCCGAGCAGGTTGGAGGCGTTCGCTGGCCGGGGCGTGGAAATCGCGGTATTCGGCTGGAGCGTTCTCGCATCGGTGGTCCGGGCACTGCGCGCCCGATCAGCCTTCAGCATATCGCGGATAGCACCAACGGCGTTGTCGAACGCCGTGTCGGCATCGGGCCAGCTGATGACGGGCTTGCCGTCCTTAGGCAGCGCGACGAATTCCGACAAGGTTTGACCATCGCCGACCGGCACGCCTTTCCACTGGCAGGGTCGCAAGAAGATCGAAACCACGCGCGCCGTGCCGTCACGCTGGCGTGCGAAGGCGCGCATCATCTCCTGCTCGTAGCAATATTCGGACGCAACGAAGGCCGCCGACAAGAGCAGAATGACAAGATCAGAAGCGGCCAAGGCTGCCTGCACGGCTGGATCGAGATGCTCACCTGGGCGGAGCATCCCGTCATGCCAGATGTCGATCAGCCCCTCGCGCTGCAGCGGCGCGAGGTGTTGCACCAGTTGTTCCTTCAACGCGGTATCGGCGTGGGTGTAGGATATGAAGCCCGTCGTCATTTCCAAGGTTTAGCGTGTCAAGGCGTGCGAGACCACGCCCGCCGCACGGTCGATGATGATAGCGCCGCTATCGTTCATGCCGGCCGACAAAGTCGTGTCAGCGTTCATTTTGCTACGACCTTCTTGCGGATCGACGGCGCTTGTTCTAAATACGTTCCGTCCGGGTCCTGGAATGGGCCGGAGGTAGAGTCGATGCTCGAACCAAGCGCTGCGACGCTTAGAGCTGAGGATGGCCTCACCCGGATGTGCGGTGTCTGGTGCACAACCAGTGAAGGTGTAGGTGCAGCGCCTTCCTTGCGGGCCCCATGGTGGGGTGCAATGTCGGCAGCGGGGTAAATCCGCTCCTGGCTTGGGGTGTCAGACCTCCAGGTCGTTACGACAGTCGATCATGATCGACTGCTCGGGCGATTCTGGAGGAAACCGATGCCCGATCTTCTCTCTACAGATAATGTTGCGAACGATCCCGTCGTGCAGGGCAAAGGCAAGCCGGCACGTGTGGCCAAGGCGTCGAAGGGCGGTGCGAGCGCAACAGGCAGCGCGCGGAAACGCGGGAGTGGCCAAGCCGAACTAAAATACGGCGGCGCACTGACGTCGGCCCTCGCACAGGCGCTCGCGCTCGAACCGCAGACGAAGACCAAGGATCAGCTGGCCGCGAGCGTTCTCGCTGACGTGATCGCCGCGATGAACGCCTTCCCGGGCGTGAAGCTCAAGAAGCTGTGGCCGCTGCTCAAGGAACTCGGTGCCGAGAATGACGGGGCTACCTTCCGACGGGCGCTCGTGCGCGCGTTGAAGGAGGAGGCGGAACGCCAGCCCGTGATCGCGCTGTCCCTCCAGACCCGCGCGCCTCGCGTCGATGAGGCCACGCGAAAGTCGGCGAAGCCGGATGTGGCTGCGGCGAAGCAGCCCGTCGAACCGGCGGCCACGTCAGGCACATCCACGATCGAACAGGAACTGCGCGGCCTGCGCGCGCCTGGGTTCTGATCGCCAACCCGCAACCGCGGAACGCGGCAACAATCGTCCATTCAAAACGGATCGGCGGGGTAGCCCGCCCGAAAGGTATTCATCATGGTCATCAAGTCATTTCGCAGCAACCCGAACAAGCCCGGCACGGTCGGCAACGGCCCGCAGGCTGGCGGCATCGCAAAGTCAGCCGGCGTGATACAGTCCTCGGCCATCGCGCTGCTCGCCGGACTGCGGGTCGGGTTCATCGACGCCGACAGTACGACTGCGGCGACGTCGTCACTGGTCGATCAATCCCGTCACACCGTCCTCAAGCTCACCGACGATGCCGATTTCACCGACCTTGCGCAGCGGACCTTTGCCGGGTTCGACTTGGTGTTCATCGACTTCGGCGCCGCCCAGCTGTCGAACCCCGAGACGATCCTACCAACGCTCGGCATCATGGATGCGTTCGGCGGCGCGGCGAATTGCGCGCTCATCCTCAATCAGATCCCGCACAAGACCGGGCTGACGGCGGATCTCAACCGTATCGGCAGCTTCTTCTCGCCACGTGCCCAGATCCGCATTGCCCGACACAATATCGATGGCACGGGAAAGTTCGAGGACCTGCCCGCCGCGCTGGCGAGCTTTCCGGTTCATTACGTCGATAACTTCCCTCCCAATGTCGATGACCTGTGGCGTTCCCGCCACCTCCTCCCTTCTGACCTGATCGACGCGCCGCCGCCGGGCTATGAATTGGCGACAGCCAAGATTGCGCTGCATCTGCTGCGGATCGCGGAATCCGGGAACTTTGCGGAGTGGCTCGGCGCCAGTGCCGCGATCCCCAAGCTGCGAGCCGCTGCCGAGGACGCGCTCAAATACACCCCGCCGCTGCCCGCCGAGCAGCTCACCAATGCCGTGCTGACCGCATACGATGGATTGCAGCGCGCGATGCACAAGGTTCTGCACGCGCACTCCGACGTCGACTGCGTCACATCGGCAAGAGAGGCTCAGCACTACGATCGCGAGTACCGCGCGGCGAGAGCCTGACCCGAGCGCGTCGGCTCGCTGGTTTACCTGCCAGCGTCGTTCGAATCGGTGTCGTACGGCGCTGGCGTTCCAAAGCCACAAATGTCGGCGCTGCGCGTGATCTAATGTCAGATCTACCCGATCGCCTTTCTGAAGTCGGTGGAGGGGAAAAGTGCAGGATGGGCCCGGTTAACCGGGCCGGCAGGTCGCCATTCCGCGCTGCGCTTGTCACGGCGACCTGAGGAAGCAGATGATGGCCCTTAGCCCGAACAAATCTATCGCATCGTCGCCCCAGACCCTGACGGTCGGCGCACGCATGACGCTCGACGAAGTCGAGAAGATCGACGCAGCCGCCCGCGCAGCGCACCTCGACCGATCGGCCTATATCCGCCGCGTGCTGAAAGGGCGCGCCATCAGGTTCTACCCCATGGAGATGCTGCTCGCCGAGGCCGTCGCCTTGTTCTGCACGATGCGGATCAGCGTTGAGCTCGGCCGCCCGGATGGTCTCGCAGACGCGTTCGACCGGCTCGACGCGCTGCTGGATCGGTTGTGCGTCCTGAGCATGGAAGAGCCACGCCCGTGATCGGAAAGAGCATCGGCCTGAACAACCGGCGTGCGCGGCGTGCCATCGATCGTGAACTCAGACGGAAGGGATTGCCGGCGACGATCGTCTCGCCCGAGCAGGTGCGCGGTCGCGCGGCGGCCTTGACCGATTATCTCCGGGATGCAGATCCGACGCAGCTGCGCCGACTGGAACTGGCGGGTGAGGAAAGCCATGCTGCGCTGGTCTACATCGCCGACGTCGCGGCGACGATTGCTGAACTGCAGCGCGTCGAACCCGGCGAGAAGGTCGACGTCATCGGCTTCAGGAATTTCAGGAGCGACGACTTCGTTCGATGCCAGCGCGAGATGATCGCGACGATGATGCGCTCGCCCGGCATCGATCCGCTCGAGCATTACGTCCTCGCCTGGCAGGGCCATGAGCAGCCGACCGCTGAACAGGTCCACCAAGTCGCCGAGATCTTTCTCGACGCGATGGGCCTGAGCGAGAACCAGGCGATCTACGCCGCTCATTCAAATACGGCCAACTATCACCTGCACATCGCCGCCAACCGTGTGCATCCGAAGACGCACCAACGCATTGCGGCGGGCGGCGACTGGCAGGTCGATATGATTCATCAGGCGGTCGCCATGATCGAACATGAACAGGGCTGGGCATCTGAGCCGAACGCGCTCTATCGCGCCAATGAACACGGCGTCTTTCACAACGAAACCGGAATTCAGGTCCGTGATGTCACCGGAATCACCGGCCGATATCCCAGCAAGGAGCAGCGCGCCGAGAGCCGTGAAGCATCGGCGGCGGAGAAGGAGAAGCTGCCGATCGAGGAACAACTGTCGGAGGGTGCGCGCGCCTACGAAAGACGGACCCAGCTCGCTTCATTCGAGCGGCTCGCGAAGACGGTCGTCAAGCCGATCCTGAGGACGGCACGATCGTGGTTCGAGGTGCACCAGCGCCTCGCTGAGCAGGGCTTCGAATATGAAACCGGCGGATCCGGCGCGCGGATCCGGTGGGCCGACAGCACCCTCGCCGCATCCACCGCGGATCGATCCGCTGCGCTCGGACAGATGGAAAAGCGATCCGGCTTCGGACCCTTTATCGCTCGCGATCCATCGGTCGACGTTGTCGAGCGTCGCCCAATGTCGCTGACGCCGGACAAGGGGCCGGAGCGCTACTGGGCCGAACGACAAACCTATGCCACCGGTGTGGAAACCCTGAAGGCTCATCTCCAATCGCAAAGGGCTGCGATCGAACAGAGCCTCGTCACGATACAGGACTGCATGTCAGCCGACATCATCGCTGTAGGTTGGGCGAATACTGGCACGATGCTGAACGTCGCGCGTGGCGTCGTGGGGCATGAGCATCGACGTCTGACCACGGTCGTCGTCGAGCAGTTCCGGGCGGCTGCGAAGGCGTTGCCGACGCTTCAGAACTTTCCAACGCTGGCCGCCTGGTCTGCCGGGGCATCAGCACCGGTCCTGCCGTCCCTAGAAAACATGACCATGCCGACCATGCTCATGTCCCCGGGATATGGGTCGGCACCGCTACCGATCGATGTGCCCGGTTATCGTCGTGTTGCCGTTGGCCGCGCTTTTCATCACCTCGACGAACACGGAAACGCGGCGCTCCGCGACCTCGGCGACCTCCTCATGGTCGATCATGCGGACAAGCCGGAAGCAGTTCGGGCGGCATTGCTGCTCGCGCAGAAGAAGTGGGGATCGGTTTCGATCGTCAGCGGTGACGCGGCGTTCCGCGATCTGTGCGCCCGCCTAGCGATGGAGGAGGGCGTGACGCTGACCAATGAAGCAGCTCCGATCGAAGCCACGTCCGCATCGCGTGATGCGCAACTGCCGCTACCCATAGCGGAGAGTGGCCATTCAATCATACCGACGCCAGATCAACTCGGCAGCAAGCAAATGACGGCGGAACCGCGTATGCGCTCGCCGGATTTCGAGCCAGTCTCGATCTACGGCGACTTCCCGTTCCTTCATGATCCGCCTGACGACGCAGACGACCGAACGGCTCGGCAGTTCGTCGGCCTTAACCCGTTCGTTGACGCGTGGCTGATCGCACACGGGCGTGACGCTCAGGATTTCGTCAGGCTTCGACCGCTGGCCAGCCGGATCATGCATGATGACGAAGCCCGCGCGGTTGTGACGCAGATGCAAGCCGAAGGCTGCTCGGAAGCGGATCGTATCGCCCAGCAGGCACAGTTCCACCAACGTCAGCAGGCCGCGCTTCGTCAGGTCGCCATGCACAGATCGTGAGACTCACGTTGCCCGCCGGCCCCGGATCGAGCCGAACTTCTGCCATTCCGCCGGGCGCAGCCGCAGCGGCATAACGGGCAGCTCCGGCAGGAGGTCGCCCAGCGCGGTGACCAGCGGCAACAGCAGATCGAGACCCGGCTCCTCCTCGTACGACGCGGCGGTCTCCCCGTCGGGCACGTGACCGAGGAGATACTGGCGCAGCCCCGGATCGAACTTGCGGTCGCGCCAGAACGACGCCACGCGAGTGCGGATCGAGTGGACGTCGACGTCCTTGCGCCCGCGCTTCTGGCTGGTGCCGTTCGGAAAGTGGAAATCGCGCAGGGGCTCGAACACCTTATCGTAGAAGACGTGGTCGAAGCTCATGCTGGCCTTGGGATTGTAGAATTCCGGGAACAGCAGTTCGTGGCCAAGCTCGCGCATCGCGCGAACGTGGTCGAGGAAGCCAAGCCGGATCAGCGCCGGGCTGATCGGTACCTTGCGGTCCGACTGGCCGTTTTTGAGCAGGCGATAGGCGTTGTCACGGAAGTGGATGTAGGGAACCGGCGCGTCCTCAAAGATGTCGACCAGCATAAGGCCGGCCGGTTCCTCAGATCGCCCGCCGGTGCAGACGACCAGCGGCAGCCCCCAATACATGCCGTCGTGAATGACGACGTCGCCGGGTGCCAGCCGATTCCAAAGCCCCTTGCAGCCGGCCCAGACGGGCCCGGAAACGAGGGTGCGCAGGTCGGCCTCCGCCCAGGGCAGGCGCTTGCCGCCCTTACGGCCTTTTACTTTGCGGCGCAGCTTGCCGAGATCGACGTCAGGCGTGACGTAGCCGTTGGCGTCGGCGAACTTGAACAGCGCGCTGAGCCAAGTGACGTGCTTGTTGTGGGTGATGTCGCTGATACCGACGGTCGGCACCAGCTCGCGCTCGGCGGCGACCGGATCGCGCTTCCAGATCGCGCGGAGGGCGTCGCCGCGTTCGATGACGGCTGTCATGCCGCCCTCGATGTCTTCGCGGGTATGGCCGTAGCGGCTCGGCAGCCGCGGAAAGAGCGCGGTCATCGCGCTGCACGCCTGTTGGTCGATCTCCGACAGCATCAGGTCGCCGTTCGCGGCCAGGAACAGGTTGACAACGGCGTCGATGTCGCGCCGCCGTTCTTCGCGCCATTCGCGGTCATCGATCTTCCGTTGCAGGCACGTTGCGGCCAGCGTCGACAACGGCACGTCGATCTTCCCGGCCGATCGGACGGCGGCTGTAACGACGGGTGCCGTCACTGTCGCTGTCGGAGCCGGCGTTGTTGCCTGTGTGGTCTGGGGCGGCAGCGTCGGCTCCGCCGACGACGCCGCCAGCGCTGCACGAGCCGGCAGGTCGAGCAGCCGTCGCAGCGCGCCCGGCAGCGGCCAGACTTCGGCTTCGGGGTTGGGCAGGTCCAGCCCTTCAGTCGCGGCGAGGCAGGCGTTGCGATAGGCCGCCGCCGCGACCCGCGACATCGCGCGCAGATTGTCCTCGGTCGGCTTGACCCCGGCGGCCCGCAGGTAGCTTGCCAAATGGTTGTGGCCGATCGGCGACCCACCGTGATGCCGCGCCACCGTCACGAACAGGGCGTCTGCATCACGGGGCGACAGATCACTGTCGGCGAGCTGTTGCCGGAACGCCTCGTCCGCCTCGGGCGGCACGGGCGTCGAAGCGATCAGCGTGAAGTAACGCGCATAGGCAAGATTGATCGCGGCGTGTGCCTCGGCTCGAAACGGCGTCGCTGCCTGCTGGACGATGTAGCGGTCGAGCGTCGCCTCGAACGCCGTTTGGTACACGGCCCGCATGTCGTCGGGCGCGATCCGCGTCCTCAGCTCCTCGGCAATCACCGTCTCCACCGTCTTCATCTCCATCTCGAGGTACCCGGCACGGGCTCTGGCCTCGCGGGGGCATCGCGTTTTCAGCGACATCCGGATGGTTATAGGATCGTTGACGACGGCGACGAAGCGGACCGATCTACGCCACCACTGGGTGGTGCCGCGGGGATAGATGTTGGTGGCCATGCGCACTCCGGCTGGCATGGCGGGCACAGGCGCGCGCACAGCGGCTGGCACAATTCTGGCACAATTGTGCGAAACGATTCGCAACCAATTACCCGCCTCCTGAGAAAAGGCGGGCTTTTCGGTCGCTTTCGATTGACAAAGCCGAAAGTTGGTCGGGGAGACAGGATTCGATTTCTGCTCCTAGTGCTTTGTAAAACATTATTATTTCCCCTGAACAATCTGAAAATGCCTCCCGTTGTGTCTCCAGTCGTCGGGGCTAGTGGGGCGCGGAAATCTGCTCTTGGATCCAGCGTTCGATGTCGGACAGCAGCCATGCGACGCGCGAATCGGTGATCGCGTAGGAGCGCGGGAACGACTTTCCGCGTCGCCGATAGATGGTGGCGGTGCTGAGCGAGGTCCGCGCGCGCACTTCCTTTAGGCTGATGAGACGATCGCCCGGCGCGATCATGACGTGATCGTTCACGTTTTTCCTCTCTTTGCTTCTTCGTAGGCTGATGAAAGGCGATCCCATGCGGCGCGATCGCCGCCGGCATTGGGGTGCGCGTGCTTCGCGGCCGCCCGGTAGGCCGAATGGATTTGCTCGAGGGATGCGGTCGCGTCCGTGCGAAGCACCTCCCACCATGGCGTCGGGCGAGGCAGCGCGACATGGCCTGCGAAGGCCTGCCGCAGATCCGCGACCCCCCATCGCTCCTGACCGCGCAACGCATCGATGTGCGCGGCGATCGCGCCGATGTTGTCCTGAACGCTGTCCCACTTGTCGCAGGCGAGAACGTGCGGTTTCCGATCCAGGCTGAAGTAGAGCGCCACGCCAGGATCGTCCGGATCGCGTCGGCTAAATTTCTGATCGCGCCCGCCCGATGCCGTATAGCGGATGTTGGTGGTGACGATGATGTCAGTGGTCCGCCACGTCTGCCCTGGGCGCGTCATGGCGCTCAGCTGCTCGGTCAATCGCCGCCTCGCTGTAGTCATGGTCAGCGGACTGCCGCCGGCGCGAAACAGCGCCGGCTTGCGATCGGCGGTCCTGGGCCGACCATTGGGCCACTGGAGAGGGAAGCCCATCTGGACGTCGAGGCCCTTCATCGGCGCGCCTCCTGACGCGCTTTCCACTCTTCGAAAGCGGCGGCGTGGGACTGACAGAGGTGCTTGTTGGCCGCCGGCGACGTGGCACAGCCGGCGCAGATCGGGGCGTCGCAAGTGCCGCTTCGACGCTCTGGCACCTTCCAATCGCAAAGGAAGCGTGCCCTGTTGCCGCAATCGCAGCGTTTGGCGCGCTCCGATGTGCAAATGATGGCAGATCCGCCTGAAGGCAGGGCGACATGCTCGCATGTCATTGGACGCTGCTTCCTCCGGTCGCGCGAGACGCAATCAGCACCTGCATCGCCTGCTGGGTGCGCAGCTGCAGATCGGTCATCGCGGTCGTCCAGATCCGGACCGGTTCGGCGTGAGGATATTGGTCGCCAAGCAGGATGGTCGCTTTCGCCACCATCACGGCCGACAGCTGGAATGCGAGGGAAAGGGCGTCGTGATGGCGCTGGTCGCCAAGATCGGTTAGCGCCATGGTTCGGTCGAACGCGCTCTGCATCAAGGCATCGATCTGAGGCTCGATCTCCTCGCCAATTCGTATGACCTCTTCGGCCATGTCGCGGTGCATGTGATCGGTCGTCACGCCGGTTCCTTCCGACGGAAGTGCTTCAGCTGGTCGACCCATTCTTCTTCTGCGGCCGGTTCAGTGTCAGGTCGAACCTTGCGGAAGTGCGCGGCAAGCCAGTGCCGAGTGTCTGGCTTGCCCTCGAAATGCAGGAAAATACCGTCGCAACAGACATCCGAGACGCGAAGTAAATCGCCCTCCGCCGGATCAATGTTGTCACCGGCACCGCCCTTAGCCTCTATGCAGACGGCTAAATCGCCTTGGCCCCAATCCTCGGTCGAGCGGGGCAGGCCGGCGAGTATGAAAGCCCTGATGAAACCTATGAGGCTCATTCGGCGGCTTCCTTCAACTCGGCCAGCGCTGGCTTCGGCGGCGGTGCGAACTGCATCAGGGGGTGGACCCAATTGCGGGCCTTGCGCAGGGCGCGGGTGACGGGTGCGGTGAGCTCGCCCGCCTTCATCTTGCCCCATGTGCCGAACGCCATCTTGTCGACGTGCGGTTTCGCCAGCGCCAGGCGCTGTGCCTTGGGCAGGAGCTCGACGAGTTCCTCGGTAGGCTCGACGTATCCGCGCAGGGGGGCGTCGTTCAGACGCACGCCGGCGGCGAGGAGATCGTGCAGGGGCACCTGATAGCCCGGCGCATTCAGGCTGCGCTCGAGCAACAGGCCGGCGAGATATGCACCCGCCTTGTTCTTCCACAGTTCCGTCTCGTCGAGATAGGCGCGGAAGGCTGTGGCGAGATTCTTCTCGCTCATGCTTGCATGGGCGCGCAGCTGCTCGCCCTCCTTCGTCCAGCGCATGCCGGCGACAGATCGCTTCAGGTGAGGCTGGATGACCTGCCAGCTGCCATTGTTCGACTCATAGCCGCCGGCAAGGCGGCGGGCACCGAGCTCATGGCCGTAGCCGCCCGCCAGTTCGAAGCGCAGCAACGACCAGGTCGCATAGTCGCGGCCGTAGGTGCCGTCGTTCTCCGCGTCATCGAGGAGGGCGCAGCGGAGCACCTCGCGTCGCAGGCCGCGCAGCACCTGGACGCCGTCGGCCGTCAGGCCATGCTCATCCTTGATCGCGAAGTCGGCCTTCTGCCGTTCGCCGAAACCGTAGCTGCTATCGATGGCGACGCCGCCGCGGCCGGGCTTGGGCATGATGGCGCGAACGGCGGCTTCGGCCTCTACCTTTGGGATCGGCCTGGTCAGGGGAGCGCGGGCCGGTGCGGCAGGCTTTTCGGCGTCGCGCTTCGCTTTTCGGCTCGCCCACCAGAAGCGGGTTTCCAGCGTCCCGTCCTGCTCGATCTCCAGCGTCGCGAAGATGTCGCCCTCCGGAAGCGCCAGCGTCCGGCGGGAATCGATCTGCGCGAGCTCCTGCTCGAGCGGCTCGTAGTCGACGTCGATCGCGGCGATCGCCGCGTCCTTCTCTTCCTGGCTTAGTGCCGGATCGCTGAGCAGAAGTTCGGCCCGCTTCTCAAGCTCGGCCATTTCATTCTGCACATAAGCCGACCGGTCCGCGTCGTCGGGATGGACGTCGGCAGGGTCGGCGCTGATCTCGAGATCCTGCGCCCATCCGCCGTAATTTCCTTCCTTCGGCGGGCTGGCTTCGAAACGCAGCTTGCGGTCGGATGTATGGTTCGAAACCTGCTGGCGGATGAGGGCGCGGGCGCTCTCCAGCTTCGCCTCGACCATCTGCAGGAGGAGACCCTCGTCACATACGCGGCCGCGCTCCTCCGCCTGGTCCGCGAACAGGTCGAGCTCATAGCGGCCGCCGGCGTCACGATAGGCCTTCTCGCCGACGAAATGCAGCAGCTTGGTCAGTTCGCTGTCGCCGACCTTCAACAGCCGGCGAATGATGCTTGGCGCGTGGGATTGCTCGCGGTCGCCGCGCAGCATGAATGCGCGGAAAGCGTGCATCTGCATTTCATGATCGTCAGTCGCGCCGAACGCCATCGCGTGGCGCGTGCCGATTTCGCCTTTCTCGAGAGCCTCGAAGATCGGCTCGGCAAGATTGCCGAGGCGGTTCCACTGGCGAATGACCTCGACCGATTGGCCGTTGGTGTCGGCGATCTCCTGAAAGGTTCGGCCGTTGCGGTGCGCCAGGGCGACGGCAGCATATTTCTCATAATCGCGCAGATCCACACGGACGATGTTCTCGGCCAGGCTTAGTTCGCGCAATTCGCCTTCATCGGTGATGTCCCGGACGATGACGGTAATCGGATGGTCGGCAGGCAGCTTTCCCTGCGTGATCAGCAGGCTGAACGCGCGGTACCGACGGCCGCCCGCAAGCGCGCCATGGAGCTTCTTCTTTCCCGGCCTGGTCGGCATCGGATGAACGACCAAGGGATAAAGCTGGCCGCGCTTCAGGAGCGACTCCGCCATGCCGACGATGGCGGTGGCGTCGGCCTGGTTGGTGCGAACATTATATGGCGAAACACATAGCTCGCCGATCGTCATTGTCTTAAACATGGGACTTCTCCTGGGCAGATTCTCCTTGGTGGGGAGGTTTGGAAGGGAGGTTGCCCCGCGCCGGGACAGGGCATTCGCCCGGCGCGGGGTCGCATCGTCTGCCGGTTGCATTGGGGGGATGGCAGACGAGCGATCTTGGGCGGCCGTGATCAGCGTTGGCTCCGGGCACGTGACCAGAGCCAACTGATGGCCGTCATTCGGAAATTCGGCATCGAGCGCGCGACATTCGCCGCAGGCGCAGAGGACGGCTGCGGCGCTCATTGGATCACCTGATAAAAGGCGATGTCGAACTGCGATCCGGTGATCGCCCAGTTGCAGCCGGTCCGGCCATCGGCCGCCCAGCCCGGAGGGCTCATGGGATTGTCGTCACAGGAGCCTTCGCGCCCATGGACGAGCCAGACCCGGACCCGCTTGCCCTCGGCTTCCGCCGGGCAATATCCGGGGTTCGGCTTCATGGCTTTGCCACTCCGGCAGAAGCGCGGGCACGATCGTCGAGTTCCTCGATACCGAAACCCTTGCCGCCCCACCCGGTGCTGATCAGTTGCCAATCCGGCAGCGCCACGAGTTCAGGTGGCGGCGTGTATCGGCCTTTCAAATAGGCGTCGAAATCGACAAACGCGGGGTCGAAGTCGTCAGACATCGGCCTGCTCCTCATCCTGCAAGGGATTTTCGAGCCGTTCGAACGCCGCATAATGCGCAGCCTGGACTCGCTCGGACAGCGCGGGATCGGCCAGCCATTCGATAAGCCTGAGGCCGTTGCTCGCCTGATACTCCTGCAGGTCATCCAGGCTGGTGATGGCGTCCAAACGGGCCAGATAGTCGTCGAGCTCGGGCGATCGGGCGATATTATCCGCGATCAGCTTCGCCGCGATCTCCTTGGCGGGCGGACGGGGCGCGCGCGTCGGAGCGCTGACGGTGCGCTTCTCGTCGCGTTCGCGCATGACCTGACCGAACCACGAGACGATGAAGTCGAGGCAATCCGGGCAGAAGTCCGCGTTTGCGAAGCCGACCGGTCGGCCTTCCCGCTCGCCTGTGATCGTACCGGAACCCCACCGCGCGAAGGCATCGAGCTCGCGCGCTTCTACCTTCGCCTTGCAGCGATCGCATTCCCGCACCTCGATCCGGTCGCGGCTCATGCCGGCGCCCCATCGAAGAGGATCGCGCGCACGCGGTCCTTGGTCATGGAGCGGTCAAGGCGGTAGGCGCGGTTCGCGACCTGGGAGACGCTGTCGCCCTCCGCGAACATCGCGCGGAGTTCATCCGCCGAGTAGGGCCGACGTCGGATCCTCGTCGCGTAAGGCATTGCTACATACCCTCCATCTGCGCATCGATCGACTGCAGGCCAGCGATGATCCCGCGCAGGCCGCGTCGGCTGATCGCGATGGCGATGGCCTCGCCGGTCGGCGCGAAGGGATTGCCGCCCCATATCGAAATGAGTGCCTTGTTCATTTCAGGGATCGGCGCCCATCCCAGCGATGCGCCTTCGCCCACCGGGAGAAGACGAAAGCAGCCGGCCTGGAAGCCGTCCGGGATCCAGGCGCAGCCGTTGTCATCCAGCAGGATGGGGATCGAGAAGGGCTCGATCGGCTCGGCCGCGATTGGCGGAAGAAGGTCGATGGAGGCGACCATCACTCCATCCCCAGCGCTGCAAGGTAGGTGCGCAGGATCGCGTCCTGCTCCTGCCGGTCATGCGGCTGCATCTTCCGCAGCCGGATGATCTGGCGCATGATCTTGGTGTCGTATCCGGTCGCCTTACCTTCCAGGTAGACGTCCTTGATGTCGTCGCCGAGGCCCTTCTTCTCATCCTCAAGGCGCTCGATGCGCTCGATCAGGAGGCGCAGATGGTCGGCCGCGATGTTGCCCTCGCTCATGATGAGGATCCTTCGATGGCGGCCTGAATCTGGCCGGGGATGTTCGCAATCAGGCGGTCGCGCAGATCCGGCTGCAGGGTGCCGAGCGAGACGGCGAGGCCGTTGACGTGATGGTTCGCCATGCCGAGCGGCAGGGTGATGGGATTGAGGTTCGGCTCCGCGCAGAAAGGCAGCATGGCGTTGTGCTGCGCCGGGGTGCAGGCGAGCGTGATCGCATTGGCGATCTCCTGCGCCTTGGCGATATCGTCCGGCGAGAAGTCGGCATCCGGCATCAGCGGGTGAGCCATTCCGCGACGCCCGGCCCGAATTTCACCGTGGCGAGCATGCCTACGGTCAAAGCGCCAAGGATCAAGCCCGCGCGGGCGGCGGCGAGATCGGCGGGATCGACGACGTCGGGGACATAGGGCGTCGGCTTTGCCGGCCCGGCGCAGCGGTCGCAGGCGCAGGCCATGGGGTGGATAGCTTCATGCCGCATGGGGCAGATCCTTTCCGGTGCAGGAGGTGCAGGTGTCGGGGCCGGACCAGGCGCAGCCATGGCCGGTGGCTTGATCCAGGCAGGCGTCATGTTCGGTGCAGCCGCACAGGTGGCAGATGCGCGGCTCCTCGCCCGCGTCTGGACCGTAGCTGCGCAGGGTGATGAGTCGGAGCAGCACCTGTCGGGAGAAGCGGAAGGCGTCGGCGAGCGTGGCGATGACGTCGGGGCTCAGTGCAGCAATGTCGCGCTCGATGCGGTCGATCCATGCGACCTTGTCGATCTCGCCATAGCGCGGGTTGGTCGAGACCATCGCGGCCACGTCCATGAGGGTAAGGCCGGCGGCCACGCGGCGGAGTTTCAGGTAGGTGCCGGGGGTCATCATCAGCGCGCCTGCGCCTTCTGTTTGCGCGGACGTTCAAGTCCGTCCGCGCGGGCAACACAAAAGCCATCCCGAAAGCGCGTCAGACGCTACAGGCTGGCCGGTTAGGACATGGTTTTTGGTTGGTGGGGCGTCCCCCAGCGGGGGCTAGGGCGGGCTGCGCTGGCGGGCGCTGATGCCGGCGAGGATTTCGTCCACGTCCTGACGGACATCGATCAGCTGCTTGCGCGCGTTGGCGAGTTCGGCTTCGCCGGCGTCGGGTTTCGTCGCCTCGATCAGCGCAAGCTCGGCTTCGCCATTCTCGTGCATGAAGGCCATCGTCGCCTCGAGCAGGCGCTGCTTGTCGCCAAAAGCCTCGGCGGCGGCGATCTTCACGAGATCGGCATAGGCCTCAAGGATCGGCGCGCCGGTGCCGCCCGCCGCCTGAAAGGCGATATCGAGCTTCACGGCGGCGCGCATGGGGATGTCGCGCGCCTCGATGTCGCCTTCCTCGGCGATGTCGAATGCGCCCCATTTCTCGCACTGGCGCGGGTGCGCATATCCGGTGACGCGCGCGACCTCCGCCCAGCTGCCCAGCTGCGCCATCACGCGCGCGATCGCCGCGTCGATGGAAAGGGCGGGGCGCGGCCGCGTCATTGTCCGGCTCCCGCAGCACGAGGTGCGACCCGAAGGCGCGGGATAGACCTCGCGCCCGGCCAGGCAGCGATGGGTCCAGGGCGGCCGGAGCGCCCGAGAAAGAGAGAGCCCGCCGCCGGGTGATTGTTCACGTCATATCCGGCGGCGGCAGGTTGCCCGGCAATGGGTCCGCAACGAGTGGTGCCGGGGGTGAAGAGGTTTGGGGCGGCAGCGGCTGCCGATCGCCCGAGACGGTCGCCTGCGAAGCGAATAGCCGCGATGCATGACAGGATCATGGCCGCACGCCTTCGAGCGAATCGCCCTCGCGCAGGAGCGGCGCTTCGTCGCGCGGGTAGATGTCCGGGCGAAGATCGTGGCGGGAAATGCCGGTCGCTTCTTCGACGGCGAGGACGTGCTCGGCGGGGAGAGGACGGTTATCGCGAAGCCATCCGAAAATGACCGACTGCCGCTTTTGCAACAGACGACCAAAGGCCGACTGAGAGCCAGCGGCTCTTACCGCGAGACATAGCGGTGAATCGGATTCATGCTCTAACGCCATTCCGTTTAGCTAACGGCGGTTCGTTACCTCGTCAAACGGAAAATCGAAATTGCTGCTACCGTATTTTCGTTAGATATAATCAGCCATGACGTTAGGTGCCCGCATCGAACAGAGGTTGGGTGAAACCGGCATATCGCAGGCCGAACTGGCGCGTCGCGTTGGTATTCGTCAGAGCACCATTAACTCTTTGATCCGTGGAGAATCTCGCACTTCGCGAAGTCTCCTTAAAATCGCGCGAGAGCTCAACACCACGCCTGCATACTTAATCGGCGAGACTGACGATCCCGTGGGCGATGGACCTCCAACGCCTACGCTCGACTCTGAGTCGAAAGACTTGGTCGATTGCTTCAGCAGCCTCTCTCCCGCCGATCGGCGCGCCATCCTTCAAATAGCCCGGTCGCTGGCGGGAGGTGCACCGCCGTCCGAGACGGTTCACGCGCGCGGCGGAGGGGGAAAAGCCGCTCTTCATGACCGGCAGGAATTTAGGGGGGGAGGGTGAAGTTATTTTTCGGATTGGTGCTGCTCGCATCCGCCACGTCAGCGACCGCCGGCAAGTCACAGCAAGCGAAGGTGGACGTCGATGGGGTCATCTACCGCGTGAAGGTGACCGACAAGGGCACGCTGGTGGTCAACAAGAGCTTGGTGGTGGTCCCCACGCCGTGGGAACTCGACCAGCGACGCAAAGCAGTTGTCATGGTGACCGGCTGCCAGCTGGAAAATGCTCTTCTCTACAGGGGGGCTTTAGTCGGAAGCTTGAAGTGTCCGGAGGGAGTGCCGCCAACAGTTAAGGCGTCTAGCCCTAACATGAAGCCGTGATCGAAGCGCCCGATACCGTTGCAAATGCGCTGTCCGTGATACTGCTTTCGGATTGACCGACTCCATTATTGTTCTCCATATGTTCGCATATGGAGGATCGACGTGCGCTCGATTGGCAGCATTCTTGTGCCGGACACGATGTTCGAATGCGTGCTGCACCGGCAGGCGGTTCGTGTCGCGTGCCAGTGCGGCCATTTCAATCATTTCGATCCTGCCGGGTTGTGGTGGAAATTCCACCGGAAAGGCTGGCCGGACAGCTTCCGCGACGCGCGCGAGCGATTCTATTGTCGGCCGTGCCGCATCGGTACCGGCATGAAGCGGCGTCCCGTGATGATCGAGGCCAGCCAGGCATGGCCGATCGTCATTCTGCCAGTGCCGGACGAGCGGACGTGGAAGAACGCGCTCGCCCGGATGCGGTAAGGCGCGCACCTATCTTTCCCCCTAATTTACCCATATGTTTCAGCGCTTCAGGGAGGCATCATAGATGCAGGTCGAGGCGATCCGGCTGACGCCGACGATGGGCAGCCGCAAGGAGCAGCTGCTCGACTTCATCCGCGCCTTCTATGCAGCGCATGGGGTGGGGCCCACCATCACCGAAATGGCGAACGCCCTGCAATGCGCGCGATCGCGGATCCACGACGCCATCCGCAAGCTGGAGCGGGAGCAGCGCATCCACCGCGTGCTGGGCAAGCCGCGCGGGATCACGCCTATCAGCGGGCATGAGGAGGCGATCCGCCAGCTGCAGGCGATTGGCTATATCGTCAATCCGGGGCGGATGGAGCTCCTCGCGCCCCCGCCGCCACTGCTCGACCTGGACGAGGGCGGCCGTCTGAAAATCTGCTGAGCGGAACAGAAACGGCACTGCCGAACGCGCGCGCGCGCGTGCATCAGCGTCCGGATGATGATGCAGCCCATTCCCTCCGCGCCAACCAGCGCCGCCAACGTCCGCAAGCGCACCGATCTGGAGCAGCGCCGGTTGCGCAAGGATCGCGCGGATCTGCTGAAGCGCTGGTCGCACAAGCGGGAAGGGACGCCGGAAACGCATGAGGCGCACAGTCGCCAGCGCGCCGGCGCGATCGCGCGGCTGCATGCGTCGGGCTATCTGAGCGATGACGAGCTCGCCTGGTCGCAGGAGATCGCGGCCGCCGTCGAGCGCATCATGGCCGACGCCGGCGTGCGGACCGCCAGCCTCGAAACGCGGGTGGACACGTCCCGCCATGGTGACGCCTTCCACGAGGCGCTGTTCAGCGTGTGGATGGAGATGGCCTATTCCCGCTGGCGCGCGCAGATGGGGCCCGCCGTCGCAAAGATGGTGCTCGACATCATCGTGCGCGACGTCGGCCTCGCGCGCGCGGCCGCGCTGCATGGCATGCACCCGCGCCGCGCCCGCCGGTTGCTGACGGAAGCACTCGCGCGTTGGGCGCAGCTATTCCGCGAGGTGCGCAAGGAGGTGGACGCGGCCGACCTGGTCGCGGCCCATGCGGGACTGCTCTAGGCTGCCTGCTCCACGCGCATCCGCAGGCCGAGCGCCGGCAGCACCTTCAGCAGCGTTTCGAGCGTCGGGTTTCCCTGATCGCTGAAGGCGCGATAGAGCGCCTGCCGCTTGATGCCGGTTTCGTTCGCCAGTTCGGTCATGCCGCGTGCGCGCGCGACAATACCGATGGCAGCCGCGATCGCGCTGGCATCGCCGGACGCGAACGCATCCGCCAGTAGTTCCGCCTGATCTTCAGGATCGGTCAGATGTTGAGCCGCGTCGAACGGCTTGAGCTCTATAGTCATGGGCGGTTCCTTCCGTTCGGCGGCTCAGGGTATCTGAGCCGCCATTTCCTTTGCCCTTCCGATGTCCCGCTGCTGGCTGCCCTTGTCGCCACCCACCAGCAGGATGATCAGCTGCTGGCCCCGCTTCGTGAAATAGACGCGGTATCCGGGGCCAAAGTCGATCCGCAGTTCCGAAACGCCGCCGCCCACCGCCTTCACATCGCCCATCAGGCCGATCTGGACCCGAGCGATGCGAGCGGCGATCTTCGACTTGGCCTTGGTGTCCTTCAGGCCGTCGAACCACTTTGCGAAGGTCGGGGTTTGCTGCGTTTCCATGCCGTCACTTATATGTGACACCGGAGCAGGCGTCAACATATAAGTGACATCGGACCTGCAGAAAAATGGAGACCGGAACAATAACGGTACTCCCAAAGTGGCCACCGAAGCGGCAAAAACGACCCCGCGCTAATTGCGTCCTGAGCCCGCTGGTCCCCACGCCAGCGGGCTTTTTGCGTCGATGGAGGTTCGTCATGGCTGCTTTGCCTACCCGGCCTTCGATCCCTGACAGCCTTGAACATGCCAGCGATGCGCTGGACCGGCTGATCCGCGATGCTCGCCTTCCCCCCCGTGGCCGCCATGACCTTGCTCTGGAAGCCCTTGAAGAGCGCGCCCAAGCCATCGCGGCCTCCATCGTCGCCCCCTTTCGTGGTCAGCGTGCGCCGTCAGCGCCGCCGGTCGCCAGCGGGACGCAAGGCAACACTTCGTGGGCAGCCTGGTGAAGGAGCGGTGATGTGAACGAGGTCGATATTGCCGCGCTGGAAAGCCTAGCGCAGGGCAATGGCGAGTTGCGGGTGTCCAAGCGCCTGCTGCGAGGCATGCTCGCGAAATTGCGCGCGAACGAGGCGGCTGACCGCAGCCGCGCCATGGTTGACCGCATGATCGGGACCGTAGCAGCGTGACGCGCGTAAATGCGGCCGACACAGCGAGCGCCGGGCCCGGCGACGGCGTTGTGTCGCCGGCGAATGGCTGGCGCGAGATCGACGACAAGCGGTACTGGATCAATGCCGATGGCGGCTTGATCCCCGACGTCGCGGTCAAGGACGCCGACAAGCTGCAGGACGAACTGGTCCGCCGCATCATCGGCTTTGCTCTTCCGCTTTCCGCGCAGGTTGCGCGCTTCCGCCAGCACAGCTTCGATGACGTTGACGCCTTCGTCGCGCTGCTCGAGCAGGAATATGACGCCAAGCGCGGCGGATCGAAGGGCAATCTGACCTTCACCAGCTATGACGGGCTGCTGAAGATCACCGTGGCCGTCGCCGAGAATATCGAGTTCGGGCCAGAGCTTCAGGTCGCCAAGGGCATCGTCGACGAGTGCCTGCGCGAATGGTCGGCCGATAGCCGGGCCGAGATCCAGACGCTGATCACGCGCGCCTTTGACGTGGACAGCCAAGGCCGCATCAATCGCACCGGCCTTATCTCCCTGTTGCGCCTGCAGATCGCGGACGACCGCTGGCAGCGGGCCATGAAGGCGATCCGGGACAGCATGCGTGTCATCGGATCGAAGCGCTATCTGCGCATCCATTGGCGCGACAATGCCCAGGCCGCATGGCAGGCGATCACCATCGACGTTTCCGCCGGATGACCGGCTATCTCTTGGCCGGCGAGCGGCTGAAGCAAAGCCTCGGTCGCTCGGCCGAGGTCGCGGGATGCGCCATGCGGGTGACGGGAGAGGCGCACAAGCCTTGGGACGCCGCCATGTTCATGGGTGGCCTGCATGAGGTGACGATCGCCGTCGATGGTGAGACCGCCCGCTGGTGGCTCGATGGGCTGGACGAGTATGCCATCCATCTGCCCGGGTTCGTCCTGTCCAAGCTGGAGGTATCGACCGTCGAGGTCATCGCGGGCCAGCTGCTCGCCACGATCGAGGCCGAGACGGTGAAGGAGGCGTAGGATGCCCAAGGTCATCAAGGACGAGACCATCCATCGTCGTGACGTGAGGGTGTCGCTCGACTGGCTTGACCTCAAGCGAGCCATCATCTCCGCCAGCTTGGACGCTGCGAAGCTGACCGAGGACGAGATAGACGCAGCAACACTGGTTATCGAGCAAGAGACGCAGGGTTCACCAAGCTATTCGGTGCAGCGCTGGACCGCTAGGGTGGACCTAACCGTTGGCCTAGAGCCGAATGCCGGTTGAACGCCTGCGCGGTCGCGCCGGCCAGCGCCAGCGCCAGCGCCGCCTGAAGCGGACGAACGGGCTGTGCGAGATGTGCTTGGCTCAGGGCCGCACCGAGCTCGCCACCCGCGTCGACCATATCGACCCGCTGGCCCTGGGTGGCAGCGACGAGGACGACAACACCCGAAACCTCTGCGAGCCGCACCACAAGCAGGTCACGGCCGAGCAGTTCGGCCACGCCACCACGCCGCACCAGCGGGGCTGCGACGCGGCAGGTCGCCCCATCGACCCGACCCACCCCTGGGCCCGATGCAGGGCAGGTAGGGGGGGGTGAGGCGAAAGTCTGGGCGACCCGGGGGCGGACACCGCATCTCCGGTTCATGTGCGGCGAGAGCATTTCCAAAGTAAAAAGTTCGGGGGCTTGAGCGATGGCGCGGACGTCCGCAAAAGCAAAAGATCGGTTCCCCGAACCGGATTGGAAGGCGCTGTGCGAGGACAAGGTCGAGATCGCGGCCGCGAAAGCACATTGGGCGCGGATCATCGGTGAAATGCAGGCGCGGGAAACCTTGGCGGAAGCCAATGGTCACTCTGTGCAGCGCCTAGTGCTCGCCTACCTGAATTATGATCGCGCGGCCGCCAAGGTCGCCAAGCTCGGCGTGGTGGATGAGCCTGCAGACAATAACCCGCGCGCCATTTCCCGGCTGTCCATCCACTTCAAGGCCCAGAGCGAGGCCGAGAAGACTGCCGAACGACTGGAAGCGCAGCTGGGCCTGTCTCCGCAACGGCGCGGCAAGGTCGCGAAGGTGACGAAGAAACGGGAGCGCAGCGCTGGTGCCGACGCGTTCCTCGGGCCGAAGGGGTAAGGCCTCCGATCCCACAACCGCGTGGGCAGAGGCAGCCGTTCGTGGCGATTTCGTCGTTGGCGAATTGGTCCGTCATGCGGCCGATCGCCATCTTCGAGATTTGCGCGATCTGAAAGATTACCACTGGCGGCCAGAACTGGCGCAACGCGCGCTGGATTTCTTCCCGTCGGTATTCACCATCACGGACGGGCCAAAAGCAGGCCAGCCATTCCACCTGCTGCCTTACCACGTTTTCTGCGTCGGCTCATTGATGGGATGGGTGACTGCAGAAGGTCGCTGGCGGTTTCGTTCGGCTTACATCGAAACCGGGAAGGGCCAAGCGAAGTCGCCCATGATGGGCGGGCTGGGCATCTATGCGATGGGCTGGTGCGGCTTTCCGCGCGCACCGGTCTATGCGATCGGCGGCGACAAGAACACTGCGAACGTCCTGTTCAAGGATGCCGCCGCCATGTGCCGGGCGCAGATCCCGGGTTACGACGATGGGGAGACGCTCGAGAGTGAAGGGCATGTCGTCCTTCGGGGTGAAGGCGACAACGTCCACAAGATCGAGCATCCCACGTCTCAGTCGTTTTTCCTGCCATTGGCGAGCGGCGAAAATCAGTCAGGGCCTCGCCCGCGGCTGGTCCTGGCCGACGAGATCCACGAGTTCCGCACGGACTCGCAGCTGGTGACCTGGCGCCGAGCGATTACCAAGGTCGCGGGCTCGGCGATGCTCCTCATGGGGTCCAATACGCCGGCGACATCGCAGATCGTAGGCACGCAATATTCCGAGCTTTATCAGGCGATCGCCAAGGGCCTGAAGCGCGACGACACCGCCTTCTCATTCGTCGCCCGGGTCGACGAGAAGGACCGAAAGACTGTTCTCGAAAATGAGGCGTGTTGGATCAAAGCGCTGCCGGCGCTGGGCATCACCTACCCGATCGCCAACATTCGCGAAGAGGTTGTAACTGCCAAGACGAAGCCTTCCGAGGCGTCCTCGATCAAGCGCCTCTACTTCGGCATACCGACCGGCGCCGTCGATTTCTGGATTGCCGAGGATAAGTGGGCAGCTGTTCAGAAAGTCATATCGGCCGACGAGCTGGAAAGGCTGAAGAACTGCCGCTGCTGGCTCAGCCTCGACCTGTCGAAGAAGAACGATCTCACCGCACTTACCGCCACCTGGCTCGATGAGGACGGCAAGCTGTGGCAGAAGACCTATTACTTCACCGTCGAGGACCGGCTGAAGGAGCGAGCAAGCGCGGATAACGCACCGTATGAAGAATGGGTGGAGGAGGGCTGGCTGACGGCCACCCCAGGCACCACCATCGACTACACCTATGTAGCCGCGAAGGTCTCGGAGATCTGCGCCGGCCACAACGTTGTCGAACTGGTCTTCGACCCGGCGAAGATGGCGGACTTCGAAACCGCCTGCGAAAACATCGGCTTCGAGGTGTGGCGCTTCGAGGGCAAGGACAAACCTGCGGGCCGCGGCCTGATGCTGGTGAAGCATATGCAGGGTCCGAGGGTGAAATTCGAGGATCGGCAACTGTGTATGCCGCGGTCGATCGAACGGTTTGAGGACCGCATCCTCGACCAACAGATCGTCATCGATGCCTCGCCAATCACCTACTGGTGCGCGAGCAACGCCCACATCGCGGAAGATGGGCTGAAGAACCGCTGGTTCGACAAGAAGAAATCTCGGGGCCGGATCGACGGCCTGGTCACCAGCGCCATGGGCGCTGGCGCAGCCGACAATGTCGAGTTGGGCGGTGGCCCATCTGTTTACGAGGGCCGCGGCGCCCGCGTCCTCTGAGGAGAGTGCATGAATCTGTTCGACCGCCTCCTCGGGCGCTCGCCGGGGGCGGGTGTGCCGCGCGCGCAATCCGTGATTCCAGACGCCGGGATCGAGATCTCCACGCCCGAGCAGCTGGAGGCCGCGCTGCGGGGCGAGGCCGGGCTGACTGGTGAAGTGGTAACGCCGGAAACCGCAATGCGCATCGGAGCCGTTTTCGGCTGCGTCCGCCTGATCGCCGGCAAGGTCGCGACCTTGCCGATCGACGTGAAGCGGAGGGTTGATGATCGCACGCGCGTCGACGCATCCGACCATGCGGTTGCTCAGCTGATCCGGCGGAAGCCCAACAGCTGGCAGCGGCCAGCGCAATTCAAGCGCATGATGCAGGCGCACGTCCTGCTGCGCGGCAACGCTTTCGCGTTGAAATCTGTGTCGCGCGGTGAAGTCCGAGCGTTGATTCCTATCCATCCCGATCGGGTCACCGTCCGTCAGCGCGACGACCTGGCGCTGGAATATGATGTGGTTCGTAAAAATGGCAGCCGCATCACTGTCAGCCAGCAGGATATGTTCCACCTCTATGGCCTGACGCTCAACGGCTACAGCGGCGTGACCCCGTTGACCTATGCGAGAGAGACGATCGGCCAGGCGCGCGCGCGTGACCGGCAAGTCGCCGCCACCTTCAAGCATGGTGCGCGGCCGTCTGGCGCGGTGTCTATGCCGGATGGAAAAACGCTCAGCGACAGCGCCTATAACAACTTGCAGCGATCCCTGGAGGACTTCCGCTCGGGCGGCGACAAGGATGGCGGCGTGCTGCTGCTCGAAGAAGGGCTGAAGTGGGAGAAGATCTCGCTCAGCCCGACCGACATGCAGTGGATTGAAGGGCAGAAGCTCTCGCGCTCCGAAATTTGCATGTTCTTCGGCGTCCCGCCGAGCATGATCGGCGACAATAGCGGCTCGGACAGCAATTGGGGCACCGGCCTCGAGCAGAAGTCCAACGGCTTTGTTGCGTACACTCTCGATGATCACCTGGTCATGTGGGAAGAAGAACTGAGCGCGATGATCGCCAACCCGGAGATCTATGCGCGCTTCAATCGGAATGCCTTAGTCCGCGGCGACCTGAAGGCGCGGTGGGAAGCTTATGTGAAGGCGCTGCAGTGGGGCGTTTATAGCCCCAACAAGGTGCTGGAGCTCGAAGACGAGAACCCGCGTGAAGGCGGCGACATATACTACCCGCCGCCGAACACCGCCGGCGGCGACAGCAAGTCCAAAAAGGAAATCGAAGACGATGATGCGTAACGCGCCGCGCCTGTTCGCGAGCGCGCGCCCCGGCGCGCTCCCGCTTCCCGCCGACAAGAAGCTTCAGGCCTTCACGCCGGCGTCGGTTCTGGACCGGTATGGCGAGACTGCCGCCGGCGTCAGGGCAGTTGCCCAGGGCGACAACGTCATCACGATCTTCGACAGCATTGGTGAGGATTACTGGTCCGGCGGCGGGGTGACGGCGAAGAAGGTTACCTCACAGCTGCGCGCGATCGGCGACCGCGATGTGGAAGTCCATATCAACAGCTATGGCGGCGATCTCTTCGAGGGTTTTGCCATCTTCAACGTTCTTCGGGAGCATCCGAAAAACATCACTGTGAAGGTGATGGGAATGGCCGCGTCGGCTGCGTCGGTTATCGCCATGGCGGGAGACACGGTGGAAATCGGCGCCGCAAGCTTCCTCATGATCCACAATTGCTGGGTCATCGCCATGGGCAACCGGCACGATATGGCCGAGACCGCCGAATGGCTCGCCCCCTTCGACGCCGCCATGGTGGACGTCTATGCCGCGCGCTCGGGGTCGGACCCCGCAGATATCGGTAAGTGGATGGATGCCGAGACCTTCATGTCGGGCAGCACTGCCATAGAGCGCGGCTTTGCGAACGCGCTCCTCTCGGCCGACCAGCTTACCGTCGACGAAAGCGCCCAAGCCGAGGATCGGCGGATCAACGACCTTCGCGCGATGGAGCTCGCTCTCGTCGCCGCGGGCATGACGCGCACACAGGCGCGCGCCCGCATCAAAGCATTGAAGGGCACGCCGGGCGCTGCCCTCGAATCGGACGTCACGCCTGGCGCTGGCGACCCCAAGCTCAGCGAGGCCCTGAAGGGGCTCCTCGCTTCCTTCAAATAGGGAGTTTCCCAGCATGAAAATGACTTCTCTGGCGGGCGCCGTCGCCCGCACCGTCGTCGCGTCCGCCCGTCCTTCGGCGATCCCGGCGAACCCGCTGCCCACGCCCCGTGCCGTCATCGTCCTGCCCCGCGCGGACAACGAAAACCCGATGACGCTCATCCAGCAGATCCAGGCCGCCGTGACCGAACTGCGCCGCAAGCAGGACGAGGCCGACGAGGGCCGCACTACGCAGGCGGAAGTCGATGCGCTGATCACGCCGATCAATGCCGAAATCGACCGGCTGTCGGCCGCTCTTTCTGCGGCGCAGCTTGGAGGCGGCGCGAGCGACGGCCTCAGTGCCGACGAGCGTCAGCATAGCACCGCCTTTGCGACCTGGTTCCGCCGTGGCGATGTCGATGCAGATCTGGGCCAGCTTTCGGTCAACGCTGCCCTGACGACCCAGTCCGATCCAGACGGCGGTTACCTTGTTCCTGTCGATTGGGAGCAGGGCATCGATCGCGTGCTTGGCACCATGTCCGTGATGCGCCAACTGGCGCGCGTCATTTCCGTTGGCAGCGGCGGTTACCGCAAGCTGGTCAATGTCGGCGGCGCGACGTCGGGTTGGACCGGCGAAGAGGATGCGCGCGCCTCCACCAGCACGCCGACACTGCGTGAGCTCTCCATACCGTTTGGGGAAATCTACGCCGAACCGGCGGTGACCCAAACCTTGCTGGATGATGCGCGGTTCGACGTCGCGGGCTGGCTCGCGGACGAGCTCGCGATCGAGTTCAGCGAGGAGGAAGGTGCATCGTTCATTTCCGGCAACGGCAAGAACAAGCCGCGCGGCATCCTCGCTTATGATACAGTCGCCAATGCGAACTACGCCTGGGGCAAGGTCGGCTTCGTGAAGACCGGCGCAGCGGCGGCTTTCGCCTCGACCAATCCCGCCGATGCACTTATCGACCTGCTGTTCGCGTTGCGGCAGGGATACCGCAACGGCGCCGCCTTCCTGACTTCGGATTCCGTCATGGCCGAGATCCGTAAGTGGAAGGACGGGCAGGGCAATTATCTGTGGGCTGCGCCCACTGCCGCCGACCAGGTTGGCACCATCCTGGGCAAGCCCGCCTACACCGATGACTATATGGATGGTCTTGCCGCGGGCAAATTTCCTGTCGCGGTGGCCGACTGGAAGAAGGCCTACACGATCGCCGATCGCCGAGGAACGCAGCTGCTGCGCGACCCCTATACCAACAAGCCCTTCGTGAAGTTTTACACGACGAAGCGGGTCGGTGGCGGCATCACCAACTTCGAGGCCATCAAGCTCCTGAAGTGCTCCGCCTGATCAACTGATCGGGCCAGCTTTCTGGCTTTCTGGCTTTCTGGCCGCCGGCGCGCCGCCGGCGGCTTCCTGCTTCCTCAATTCTGGAGAAAATCCATGAAGGATCTTCACTCCGCCATTCTGGCGACCCTTGCGTTCGCGCCTGCTGTACTGACCGACGATCCTGTGCCGATCGCCATCGATCTTCTCGGATACGATGCTGCCGAGATCCTGCTGGCGGTCGGCGTCGGCGGCATCAATTTCAGCGGCACGAACAAGATCGAGTTCAAGCTGACGCATTCCGACGATGACGTCACCTACACCGCTGTCGAGCTCAAGGACGTGCTCGGCGTCGCGGCCGTGGCCAATGGCGGCATCATCAAGGCCCTTACCAGTGCGCACGCGGCCGCTGCCGCCTATCGCTTCGGGTACAAGGGTGGAAAGCGCTTCCTCAAGCTGCTGCCCGACTTCAGCGGCACCCACGGCACCGGCACGGCTCTGTCCGCCATCGTCCTGAAGGGACATGGCCACGACAATCCGCAGCCGAATCAGGCCTGATCTGGCGGGCGGGCTTCCTGAGCCCGCCCACTTCTAGGAGGCACGATGCCCGGCTTTATCGACCTCGCGGACGCCAAGCTGCATCTCCGGCTCGACGAGACCGAAGAGGACATGGAGATCCAACGGCTGATCGACGCCGCTGCCGCACATATCGGCTCGATATATGGGGTCGTGGCGGCGCAGGAGGTGAATTTCCAAATCGACCACTTCGCCGCTAATGTCCGCGTGCCCTATCGCCCGGTCGATGGCGAGACGATCATCGTCCGATATCTCGATGCGCTTGGCTCCGAGCAGGTGTTCGAAGACTTCCGCGCCTATGCGCGGGACGGATGGACATGGCTGCAGCCCAAGGTCAGCAAGGCTTGGCCCTCAATCGCGCCCGTCGAGGGAGCGATCGCCATAACCGCGACGGCAGGATATTCGCCTGCCAATGCACCCGCCGACTTGGTCCACGCTTCGCGCCTGCTGGTGGATCATTGGTACAATAATCGGGATGGAACCGATCTCCCTCCTGCCGTGGACAGCCTCCTCAACCATTATCGCTTTCGGCGCGTCTGATGGCGATCGCTCCCCTGAAGACTGGTGATCTGCGTCACAAGATCATCATTCGGCGCGTCATCGAGGAAGATAACGGCAAGGGCGGCTACACCAGCGAGTGGATCACGGTCGCTTCCCCCCGGGCCGAAGTGATTGGACTGACGGGCCGCGAGGCCGTGATGGACCAGGTGCTTCAAAGCATCACGGTCTATCGTATCCGCATCCGCTGGCGCGGCGACGTACAGGCTGCTGACCAGGTGCGGCACGGATCGGTGAACCTCAACATCACATCGGCCGACGATCCGGACGGCAAGCGGCGGCAACTCGTCATCATCGCCACGACTGAAGGGGTGAGGGCTGACGCTCCATGATGCAGCATTCGCGGCTGGAAGGGACGGAGATCCTTCTCCGCTGCTTCGACCAGATCTCGGACGCGGCTCGCGACCAGCTAGGCGTCGAACTGGCGATTATCGGCCGCGAGCTCCGCGACCGCCAGCGCGCGGCCGCGCCGGAGGACACAGGCGCGCTCCGCGGCGGGCTGGGCGTCTGGCTGATGCTCGAGCAGCTTCGGGTGCGCATCGGCGTCATCGGCCAGCGCAACCGGCGATCGCGCAAGCGCAGCTACGGCGATCTCTTCTACGCCCGGATCGTCGAATTCGGCCGCAGGGCGCAGACGGTCATCGTCCAGCGCCGGCGCCGGGTGAAGGTCGATATCGGCGACGGGAAGCAGAAGGCGATTCTGCGCACCTCGCGCCGGCGGAAGCTCGCGGCCGATATCGCCACGACCTATTCGATGAAGGTGAAGGCCCGCGCGCCGCATCCCTTCATCTTCGTCGAAGGCGCCCAGGAGACTGCCACCCAGCGCCTGGTCAACTTCTGGGACCAGACACTTTCGCGCGCCGGAGCCTGACGCATGACCGATATCGTCGACCTGATCACGCCAACGCAGGACGCGGTGATCGCCAAGCTGAAGGTTGGCGTGCCGGCGGAATTGGGAACCGTTCACCAGCATGTGAAGCAGGACACGCCGCCGCCCTTCGTGATGGTCGGGTCGATCGACGCGACCAACGAGGGAAGCAAGGGCGCGCAGTCCGAAAGCATGCAGGTCGAACTGCATTTCGTCACACGCGGTCCAAGCCGCGCGCCGTTGCTGGCGCTGATGGGCGCTGCCCGTGCCGCACTGGAGGGCGCGGACTTGGAGGCGGACGGCGTGCGCTTCGAAACGCCAAATTTTCTCGGGTCCACCGTCAGCAATGCCGGTCCGGACGGCGTCACCTACGCCGGCGTCAGCACATTCGAATTCATCGCAGAGCCGGCGTGACCGGTAAGGAGACAATATATGGCCAACGAATATGGTAAGGACTGGCGCGTTTGCATCGGCAACGCCGCAACCCCGACGGAGGTTTTCACGGCGCTGGGCGGTGAAACCGGCTTCAGCTTCCGCCGCTCGTCGCAGGAAATCGACCTGTCCGACAAGGACTCGGGTGCCTATGGCAGCACCAGCTACGGCCAGCAGCGTATTACGATCAGCCCTTCGGGCAACCTGAAGCTGCCGGATGCCGCCTTCAAGCTGCTGTCCGATGCGTCCAAGGCGTCCCCGCCCGAGATCAACATCCAGATCAAGAAGGGCAGCGTGATCAAATTCCATGGCCGCGTGGGCATCGGCAACTTCTCGTCCGAGCATCCGCAGACCGGCGCCGTCACCTTCAGCTGCGATCTGTCGAACATCGGCGCGCCGATCGTCGATGATCTGACCGCGACCGGCTCCTGATGGCGACGCGGAACAGGGCGAGCCGGCGCGCCGCCAACGCGCAGCGCGGCGAGCATGAGCTCGCGCTCGCCGGCGTCACCTATCGGCTTCGGCCGTCCCATGATGCGATCGTCGCCATCGAGGACGTCACCGGGCGCAGCGTCATGGATCTGTATCGAGCCGGCAATGTCGGCGCGCTCACCCTGACGCAGATGGGCCAGATCGCCGGCGAACTGATCCGCGCCGGCGCCGAAGACGGGGACGAGCTCACCTCCCAGGTCGATGACGAACGCATCGGCCAGCTGATCTTCGAGGAAGGCGTTTTTCGCGCGATGGCGCGCCTGACGCTTTGCCTGGTCGACGCGGCGTCGGGCGGTCGCACCGCATCGGGGGAAGCCAAGGCGGCACCAGCGAGCCCGAAAAGGACCGCTGGCGCCGCCTGATGGGCCTCGCCCTCGAAAATTTCGGGTGGAGCGCCGACCAATTCTGGTCGGCCACGCCCCATGAATTCTGGTCGATGATCGACGCGCGGATTGCCGCGAACAAGCAACGGGGGTAATTGGATGGCAGGCAGGGGAAACCGCCGCGATCTCTACCTTCAGGTGTCGGGGGACGTCAGCGGCCTGCGCACTGCGATGACCGCCGGCAAGACGGTCATCAACGACTTCAGCGGCGCTGCCATCAACGTGATCGAGCAGGTCGAGAAGGAACTGGCGAAGGTCGGCACGTCGGGCCTGCCCGGGCTGAAGCAGACGGAGCGTGCCTATCAGGACACGTTCCGTCGCATCGCCGATTCCGCCCGCAATGCGGCCAACGCGCCCAGCGATCAGGTGGCCGCGCAGATCCTCGACGCCAACGCGACGCGTGAGGCCGCTGCGGCGGCGACGGCGAAGGCGCAAAGCCTCCGCATCCTTGCGGAGGCGGCGGGCCGCGCCGACCAGGCCACCGGCGGCAATTCGGCCGCGACGCGCGCGTATGCCGTCGCCGCCGCCACCGCCGCGGTGAATGCAGAGCAGGAAGCCGACGCGCTGCGCGAGCAGCTGGCGGTGCTTCAGGCGGTGGAGCGCGAGCTCGGCGTCAACACCGCGGCCCATAGCAAGCAGGTGGCCGTGTCGGGTCAGGCCCGCGCCGGCTATCAGCAGCTGTCATACAATCTCGGCGATATCGCCACTCAGTATGCGGCGGGCACTTCCGCATCCATCATCTTCGCGCAGCAGTCCGGGCAGGTTGTGCAGGCGATCGGCCTCATCACCGGCGAGAGCAAGGGCCTGCTTGGGTTCTTGGGAGGGCCGTGGGGCATCGCCCTGACTTCCGCTGCCGTCATCATGACGCCGTGGGTCGCCAAGCTGCTCGAGGGCAATGATGCGCTCGGCGAGGCCATCGACAAGCTGAAGAAGGATGCGCAGGAGGCGGAAACATCGCGACAGGCACACGCGGCCTATTCATCCACCCTCGAAGGCCAGATCGACGTACAGCGCCGTCTAAATGAGGAATTGGAGCGCGGCCTAAAGAGTCAGCGCCAGATTAATCGTGAGAAGCTTCAAACCGGCCTGGATGACCAAGCGAAAGCGATCCAGCAACTTACCAAGGCCGAGAACCAGCTTGCCGCAGCGCGTACAGCCGCAGCAAAGGCCCGTGAAGATCGGAGCAACCCTGCTTACAAGGATCCGCGCCTTTCGGCTGCAGCCGATGCACGCGTCGAGGCAGCGGACGCGCGTATCAGGACTGCCGAGGCCAAGCTAGCGGCGGCCACCGAGCAGCGGGATCGGGCTGCTCGTGGGGTCAGGGCGGCGAACATCACGATCGCTGCGGACGAAGCGAGGGCGGCTGCCGATCCGATCGCCGCAATCAACAAGCAGTATGATGATATGGCCGACGCCGCCAAAGCGGCGGCGCTGGGGAATGACAAGCTAGCTGCCAGCATCCGGGGAACGCTTGACGATATCGAAAAGCAGCGCGCAGCTGCGGTAAAAGCAGAGCAGGACAAGCAAGCCGCGCAGAAGCGATCGGAGACCGACGCACGCAACGGCCGCTTCACGCCGAAAGAGATCGGCGGCCTCCTGACCGACAAATATGGCGGCACCATCACGTCGACCACCGGCGGGAAGCATGTCAACGGATCCTTCCACTATCGCGGCCAGGCCGTGGACTTCGTCCCCCGCGGCGGCATGGGCTCTGTCTCCAAAGAAGAGATCCGCGCCTACCTTCAGAGCCAGGGCGTCGACATCAAGGAACTGCTCGGCCCGGGCGACAAGGATCATGATGATCATTTCCATGTCGCGTTCGGCAAGACGCGTCGCCGCAGCGATGCGATCGCGCGGTCGGCCGAAAGCGCCGAAGATCGCCAGACCCGCAATGACGATGCCTATGCTTCGCTGCTGAGCCGGGTGAAAGACCAGCAGCTGCGCATCGAGCAGGGGCGGCTCGTCTCCATCAGCGAGATCGCCGCCAACGATCGCCAACAGGTCGACCTGGCACGGGAGGATATCAACCGCGCGGCGGACAAGGGCGTTGCCCTCGATCAGTGGACACAGGCGCAGGCGGATGCGGTCAAGCTGATCGCGGCGCAGAATGCCGAAACCGAAAAAGCCGGCATCACCGAGCGCGAACAGGTCGCGCTCCGCCAGCAGTCCCTCGACACCGAAATTGCCCAACTGGACGGGCAGGCGGAACTGCTCCAGCTACAGGGCCAGCTTGCCGGCACCGCGAAGGAACGCCGGCGCATCGCCCTGCAGCTGCTCGAGATCGAGGGGAAGCAGGCCCGCGCAGCCATCCAGCGTCAGCTTGAGGGCGAAAAGGATCCTGTCCGCCGTGCCCAACTGGCCGACGAATATAGTTTCCAGGCGCGATCCGAGGCGATGCGCCGCGAGGTGCTCAACCGGCAGAATGCCAGCCCCATGGATCGCTACCAGCAGGAGCTCGCCAATTTCGATATCGATGACGAGCTCGAGACGGCCGAAGTACGCTTCTTCGAAAATCTGAACGACGAGCTTGCCGAAAGTGCGACCCGGTTCCTGAAGCTGAAGGGTGTCGCCGGCGATTTCTTCAATCAGCTGATCGCCGACGTCATTCGCCTGCAGATCCGACAGGCGGCATCCGGTGGCGGGCTGCTTGGCGGCCTGTTGAAGCTGATCGGTGGGGCGTCCGGCGCGAGTGGTCTGGGCGGTGTGTCGGCCGAAGCGAGCTCAGCCATTGCGGGCCAGGCCGCGGCGATCGAGATCCGCAACCTGCGTGGCTTTTCCATTGGCGGATGGACCGGCCACGGCCGCGGCAAGGTCAAGGGCGTGGTGCATGGTGACGAATATATCTTCGACGCCGATTCCACCGCGCGGATTGGCGTCGGCACGCTCGACGCGCTGCGCGCCGGCACGTTGACGAACCAGGTGCCCGCAATGCCCAGCGTCGCGGCGGCCGAGCGCGCGCTGGCAAGCGCGCCGGCCTTCGTGCGCATCGAGGTAGGCGCCGGCCAGTTGTTCGAACCGACTATTGCGTCGGTCGCGGGTAACGTCTCTGCGCAGGTGGCCGCTTCGACCGCGCCGGTGATGATTGGCGCCGCCAGTGGCGACGCGCAGGTCTCCCTGGCTCGGAAGGCAAGGCGGCAGATCCGATGAGCATCCTCCTGCCGGCAAAGCCCGCGATCCGCCGCATGCGTCCGATGGTGGTTTCCTTCGGATCGACGTTGACGCCGTTCCTGGGCGGGCCCACGCAGCGTATCCTTCGCCTGGGCACCCGTTTCGCCATGCGCGTCACCATGCCGCCGATGCGGGCGGAAGTGGGCCGCCAGTGGACCAGCGCGCTCGCGCGCGGGACCGAGGCGGGCGTGCTCATGCCTATCGTGCAGGACATCGATGTCGGCAACCCGGGCGCGCCGCTGGCGTCGGCCGCGGTGACCGCCGGCATGCTGCTCCCGATCAAGGGGCTTACCCCGGGTTATGCGGCGAAGGACGGCCAGTTCCTGTCGATCGTGCATAATGGGCGCCGCTATCTGCATATTTTCGCGGCCGACCAGGTCGCGAATGGAAGCGGCGTGCTCAATGCGCTGATCTGGCCGATGATCCGGACGGGCCTGTCGGTCAACGACGTGATCGAGATCGCGCAGCCGAAGATCGAGGGCGGGCTCGACGAGGCGTTCGAATGGGACGTGCTCACCGAGCCGTGGATCCAGCTGCCCGACTTCACCATCCGCGAAGACGCGTAGGAGATATTCCTTGGACGCTGCCCTGAAAGCGGCGCTGGCACAGCCGGCGCCGACGCTCTTTGGCGCCATAAAGATCGAGTTCCCGGACTATACGCTGCGCCTGCTCGACGGATCTGCCCAGCTGCAGATCGGCGGCGAGATCTATGTGGGCATGGATCCGACCTTCGGCACGCTCGCCAGCATTTCGGAACTGAGCGAGGAACTGGACGATAGCGCGCCCGAGGTGACGATCGGCCTCTTCCCGCCCGATCTCAGTGCCACGGCCGAGCTCGCCCATCCGGAAATGCAGGGCAGTATAGTGACGGTGATGGTCGGCGCGGTCGATACGCTGAGCGGCGCGGTCATCGGCACGCCCGAGATCCTGTTCCTGGGCGAGATCGATGTTCCCACGATCGAGGTGGACGGGGAGGGCAAGCGCACGCTGTCCTACACCGTCGTGAGCGTGTTCGAACGGCTGTTCGAGACGGAAGAGGGGCAGCGAGCCTCCAACGGCTTTCATCAGTCCATTTATCCCGGCGAGCTCGGGCTCGAGTTCATGACCGGGACGGACGTCAATCTCTATTGGGGCGTGAAGCCGCCGGCGGGCCAGACGGCGCGCGGATGGTCGGCCGCCGGCGCGGCGATCGCCGCAGGCAATGCGGTGCAGCGTCGATGACCCCGCTTCAGCAGCGCCACGCCGCGATCGAGGCGACCATGGCCCGGTACCGCGATCAGGAATTCGCCTGGGGCCGCGTCGATTGCGCAAAGATCGCCGCCTTCCACCTCGGCCAGCTGGGGCACGTCATCCGCATTGCCAAGGCGGGCGGGTACAAGACGCCGCTCGGCGCCAAGCGTGCGCTCCGCCGCCTGGGCTATTCGACCCTTGCGGAGATGGCGGACGGCATCGGCCTGACGCCGATCGCGCCGGCGCGCATGCTGCTGGGTGACCTGGCCGAGCTCGAGGGCGACAACCCGATCGGGACGATCTGTCTCTACGCCGGCAACGGCAACCTCTTCGGCTTCCATCAGGACCATCCCGGCCTGGTCACCCTGCAGCCCGAGAAGATCCTGCGCGCCTGGAGTGTGCTCTAGATGTCCAAGACGCTTCGCACCGCCGCGTTCGTCGTGGGCGCGGTCGCCCTCGTCGCAGTAACCGCGGGTGCGGCCGCCGGGGCGCTGGCGCCGGCGATGGCAGGCACGGCATCGGTCGCGGGCGTGTCCGCCGGCACGCTGGCTGCCATCGGCACCTACGCCAGTCTTGCCGCCGGCGCGCTGTCGATCGCCGCGCAGGCGACCATGCCGGGGCCCACGGTCCAGGGCAATGCAACCACCTTCGCCACCAACCCGCAAAGCGGCCTGCCCTATGCGATGGGGCGGACGCGGATGTCGGGGCTGCGCTTCTTCGCCGCGACCAGCAACACGCCTGGCTACACCAAGGCCAGCGACTTGCTCTGGTTCGGCGCGCTGCTCAGCATCGGCGGACAGATCGAGCAGATCGAGACCTTCAAGGCCGATAACGTCGTCGTGACGTTCGACGCCGGTGGCAACGCGATCGGCACCTATCGCAACTATATGGCGCAGAAGGTCCACCTCGGGGGACCGCAGGCCACCGCCATCGACCTGTCGCTGAACGGCGGCGCTCCGCCGGGCTGGACCAGCCAACACCGGCTTTCGGGCATCACCCACGCGATGTGGGGCCTCCGCTTCAACAAAGACGGAGAGATGTACGGCGCCGGCGCTCCGGAGCCCGCGTGGATCGGCAAATGGGTGCGGGTCTATGATCCCCGGCTCGATAGCACCTACCCCGGCGGCTCCGGGTCGTGCCGCGCGCTCGACGAGAGCACCTATGTGTGGTCGCAGAATCCGGGCCTCCACGCGCTGACCTGGGCGCTTGGCCGCTGGCAGAATGGCAAGCGGACGTGCGGCATCGGCGCGCCGATCGCCAACATCCGCGTCGCTGAATTCGTCGAGTGCGCCAACATCTGCGACGCCAATGGCTGGAAGGTCGGCGGCGTCGAATGGACCACGGACAGCAAGTGGGCCACGATGAAGCGGATCCTGCAGGCGGGCGGCGCGCGGCCGACCAAGTCGCGGGGGATGATCGGCTGCCTCGTCTCGGCGCCGCGCACGGCGATCGCGACGATCGAGAGCCGCCACCTTCTCGACAAGCTGCAGCTGAATGTCACGAAGAGCCGGCGCGATCGCTTCAACACGGTCATTCCGCGATTTGTGGACGAGGCCAGCGATTGGGCCATGATCTCCGGTACCAGCGTGGGGGTCGCGGACTATGTGACGGCCGATCGCGGGCCACGGACCAAGGAGATCGATTATCCGCTGGTCCAGGTGTTCGCCGGCGAGGAAGCGAAGCAGCCGGCGGAGCTTGCCGCCTACGATATCGTCAACAGCCGGGAGGCCGGGCCGTTCACCTGGTCGACCGGTCCCGAATGGATCGGCATCAAGACCGGCGACGTCGTCAACCTGAACGTGCCGGAAGAGGGGCTGGTCAACCAGCCCATGCTCATCTCCAAGGCATCGCCGGATCCTGCGACCGGCAAGATCATGTTCGCCGGCGACACCGAGACGCACAGCAAGCATGATTTCGCGCTGGGCCGCACGACTACACCGCCGCCGCCTTTCACGCTCACCGCTCCGGACCTGAAGCCGCCGGTGCCGGCGGCATCGGGTTGGGCCGTCACCGGCGCGACGACGGGCGAGGGGCTGCCGGCGATCATCGTGGTCGGAGCGAGCGAAATGCCGTCGGCCGACGCGATCCTGCTCGAATATCGCAAAGCGGGAGACGAGGCTTGGAGCCGTCCGGCGATCCTGTCGGCGACGGGTCAGATCCTGCACGTCATATCGCCGCTCGAGTCCACCACGGTCTATGAGGTGCGAGCCGGTTATCGGGTCGGGACGATCGATGGCGACTATGCCGTGATCGGCACGGTCACGACGGGAACCGGACGGCTGACCACGATCGGCGACGATGTGGATCAGATCAAGGATGACTTCGACGTCATCCAGCAGGACATGAATCTCAACAGCTTCAACTGGCACGATCTGTCGATCCTGACCGAGACGCGCGACCAGATCATGATGTTGCGGACGACGCTCGAAGGCAAAGCGATTGGCACCGTTATCACGGAGTTCAAGGCGGAGTTTCAGGACGAGAAGCAAGCGGCCGTCGAACGGCTAGTGCAATTGGGGGCCGTGTTCGGGCCGGGCGGCGCGCTGACGCTAAACCTCTCATCGGCGAAGGTCACGTCGACGATGAGCTTTGCCCAATATGTCGAGGGCGTTTCCGCGCGCTTCGGTGATATCGAGGGCGCTTACACCGACCTTACATCGGCCACGGTCGATGAGCATGGCAATGTGCTGGTTAAATCCATGCAGGTGTCGAACGCCGCTGGCCATATTGTCGGAAACTACAGCGTCAATGACGGAACGGTCGGCAAAGCCACCTACATATGGGACGCGGTGGAGTGGCTGCGTCCCGACGGAACATTCATCTTCGGCTATGACGAAACCGAAGACGTGCTGGTCATCCCGCGCGCGCGGGTCGACACGATCGAGATCGGGTCGCGTTACACGCTGAATGGCGGCGAGGGCGTGACCGCATCGTCCACCATCACCGGAACCGGCGTCTCCAATTATCAGACGATCCTTTCCATGCCGGTGACGCTGGCAAAGCCGGGATGGGTCCGCGCCTCGGTCAGCGTGGCCCAAAGTTTCCCTTCCGGCGACGACACATGGAACATGCATCTCCGCATTGATGGCGCTGTCGTGTTCCCCGGAGGCGGACAGAAAACGCAGGATGTCGTCACTATGGTCGGTTGGCGGCCGATGCCTGCGGGCACCTACACGGTGGATGTGCTGTGGGCCGCGCCCTCCGTCGTCTCCCTCAGCTATCGCACGCTTGAAGTTCAGGTAAGTTACTGATGCTGACTGCTGTCATCTACGATCCAGAGACGGGCGCAATTCTCCAGACCTATTCGGGGCGACGCGAGAACCTTGAGGCTATGGGCGTCGCCTGGCTGGAGGTGGAGGAATATCGCTTCGACTATGACAGCACGCATCGCGTGGTGGACGGCCAACTGGAGCCGATCGCATGACGACGCTCGCCGAGGCGGTGAACCAGATGATCGAGGTCATCGGCCGGTTTCGCCAGCTGCTGACCGATCTGGCGTCATGGGCCATGGGCACCGCGACGGGCGGGCCGAACGCTGACGGCAATTACCCCTTCAAAATGCCCGATGGCACAACCATTCCGGTGCCGTCCCCGGCATTGCTGAAGGTGACGGCCAAGTCCGCGCGGGACTACAGCACTGACAACTGGCTTTATCTGTCGGAGCCGGCGGAGCGCATCCAGATGGCGCTGGAAGCCGCATTCGACGATCGCAAGGATGTGTGGATACCGCGCAAGGAAACGCCCTACGTCTTCGAGCATGAGGGCCTCTATTACCCGGAAGAGGACGGCGAGTGGCGGCGGGCCATGATGAAGCTGCGCAGCGGCGTGTCGATCCGCTCCAATGGCGCGACGCTGAAGCTGACCGAAGGGCGCACCAACCCGCCGGGCTTCTTCATGCAGCGCTATGCCGATGATGAAATTCTGACGGACATCGACCTGATCGGTTTGAGGTTCGATGGCGGGTGGCGACAGATCGACCCCAACATCATCGACCTGAAGGAACGCTATTCCTTCGACAATTATGCACAAAAGGTCGACACCAGTTCGGACACGCCCTGGGACGTGACGCAAATCGCCCATGCGGTTTCGATCTGGCGCGGGCGTAACATTCGCGCGGCCGGATGCGAATTCAAGCGGGTGTTGGGCTATGGCCTGGCGCTCGGCCAGACGACATGGGCGGGCATCGCCGGAATCACCTATCCCCGCTATCACGGTGTGGAAAATGCCCAGGCATGGTTCAACGACTTCGAAGACTGCTATCATGGCGGCGTCTTCCTGCCGACGACATGGGGCGGCTCTTCGGTGCAGTATAACAAGGCGCGAGGCGACGGCTATTATGTCGCCTTCGTCGATGTCGAGCGGCACCACACGAACGACGAAACGACCGATGTCACGATTGCCCATAATGATGTCGATTTCAGCGGCGGCTATTGCCCGATCGCCTACGGTCACGACGCGAAGGGCAACCCTATCCCCGATGCCTACGGCCGCACCTTCCTCGCGCGCTATCGCCGGGCCGTATCGCTGGGGTCGTTCCAGCCCACGACCACCGCGCTCTCCCGTGGGCATAACGTCCTTTACAACCGTGTCCGGCAAGGGATGCTGGAATGCTATGGGCATCGCGACACGATTGTCCACGGCAACGACATCGAAACGCTGATCTACGAGGATTTGTCGGAAGCCGAGGAATATCCCGCCTACTTCAACCTCATCACCCCGCACGCCATCCGCTTCTATGCGAACAACAATGCGGATGACCTGTCCGGCTGCCGCATCACCGGCAACAAGGTCAAGGCCGACATCGCCGGATATGGCGGCCATATCTACCGTTACGAAAATATCGTAGAGCGTGACAATCAGATCGAGGGGCCACGATCCGGCGCCTGGCGGCTCCAGCATACCAGCGGCCAGTATGGCGGCGGCAAGGTCAAGAATATCGGGCTGGAGGCCGCGCCAGCTCCGGTCTACCAATTGGAGGGTGGGCGCGGGCCGGTCATCATCACGGCACCCAATGTCGAGGACAATCGCGTGGTGGTGATCCCCGGCCCCGGCCCGACCGACCCGCCCGCCGCGATCATTCCGCATTATGGCACGGCCAGCCTCGCGCGGCTGGTCGGCGCGATGAGTCAGCCGGTCAAGATTACCGGCTATTCGGGCTTCCGCGATTTCACGTCCGACAAGATGTTCGAAACAGAGTCGCAGAATGCCGCCCGGCTGGAAGAATGGGGCAATGGCAACGGCGGCTTCCAGACGCCGGGCATTCAGGTTGGCGACGGCACCGGCTCCCTGGCGCAGCATTTTGTTTCCGGCATCGATCAGGCCGCCTTTATCGACTTCTGGAACGGGTCTTTTGAACAGCCCCGCCTTTTCGTGGGGGTGCCTGCTGGCGATCGATACGGCTTCGTCATGCTGGCTTTCAAGCCGAGCGGCACAGCCGATCTGGTGGCGCAATTCAACGGCGTGACCCGCGCGTGGAATTTCCTCGCCGGCAGGTTCAACATCCGAGGCGACTGGCAAAATCCGCTGGGCTTCGTCGGCGGGCGCAAGCTCTGGATGGACGCTGATGGCATGATGAAGCTCAACTTCACCGATCCGACCTGGGGCGGCGACGGGGACACCGTCATGCTGAAAGTTCCCGTGCCATCCGCATACAATGCGCCGGGGCTTCCTGGGATGTATGCGGTCGGTGGCGGATGGGAATATACCTGCACCGCCAAGGACACATGGGTGCGCAAGTCGGTCGGAAGCACCTGGTAGTCACCTCAGCCAAGCCTTTCCCGGCGGCCAGCGGCCGCCTTTTTCATGTCCGGATCCATCCATGAACATTCATGATCACGACGCGGCGCGGTACGTCGCGGACGGCCTTTCCTTCGGCGTCCTGGTCGGCACCATCGCCAACATGCTGCCGTCGATCGCCGCCGGCATGACGATCATCTGGACAGCAATCCGCATCTGGGAAACCGAAACCGTCAAGCGCCTGACCGGGCGAAAGGACTGACATCATCATGAGCAAGGGCAAGATTGCCGCCGCAGTCTCGGCCGCGGTGTTGAGCATCATTGCGTCCACCATCGGGCTGGAAGGCGGCTACGTTAACGACAAGCGCGACCCAGGCGGCGAGACGAACAAAGGGGTCACCAAGAAGGAGGCTGTGTCCTACGGCTATACCGGGCCGATGCGCACCATTCCCGACGAGGTGGTGCACAGCATCTATTATGAGAATTACCTTATTGGCCCGGGCTACGAGCCGCTGCTCAAGCTGGATGTCGCGGTCGCTCAGGAGCTCTTCGACACGACGGTGAACATGGGCCCGGCGCGACCGGGTCGGTTCTTCCAGGAATCGATCAATGAGATCTGCCCGACCGTGAAGCTGAAGGTGGACGGGAAGGTCGGACCAGCGACGATCGCCGGCTTCGCTCGCTGCCAGCGCACGCTGCTGTGCCTCGCCATGATCCCCCGCCTCGATGCGAAGCAGCTGGCCGAATACGACCGGCTCGTCCGGGTCAACCCTCGCCTCAAGGTCTTCCACCGCGGCTGGATCAACAATCGCATCGGCAACGTCCCTCTGGAGAAATGCGCATGAAAATCCCCCTGAAGCCGATCCTGAAGTGGGTCGGCACCACGCTCGTCACCGCGGCCCTGCAGGATGCCCTCGGCCGCCTCACGCGCGCAGGAACGCGCGCCCGCACAGATCCCGATCCGGCGCCCATCGCGTCGGCCGACCCCGTCTCTAAAACTCCGGAGGCATCATGACCACCAGCCTTGCCAACATCGCGCTTACCTCCGCCGACTGGACGGATGTGTGCGCGGTCTATCCATCCACGGCGAACGCCGACGTGGTGGTCCGCTACCTGTCCGCCACCGGAGCGCGGATCGTCCACGGCGGCCCCAAGCCCGCCACCCTGAACGAGGGTGACGCCCTCAATCCTAACGGCGCCAGCTACGCGAACACCGATCACCTGTGGGTGACTGGCGTGGGCGCGATGTCCGTCACGCTGATCTGAGGAAGGAGTTTCAATATGGGACTCGACATCGCTGCCCTGGCCTTGGCGCTTAAAGGCAAGGCTCCGCCTGCCGCCCGCAAATCCCTCTTCCAGCAAGCGCCGCGTGATCTCGTCATGCCCACGCGCTCGGTTCTCACGCCCGAGGCCCGGCTTATTCTGCGCGAACTGCACTATGAAAGCAGCGATCCTGGCAACACGCCGAGCCTGCAGTGCGCGCCGCTCATGCAGGAATTCCTCAATTCCTGCCACTTGGTTGCGCTCGCGCTGGGCGGCACCGGCCTGAATAACCTGATGTTCCGGGCGGCGGTGCGTGCCGTCTTCCCCGTCGGCTATTACGGCCTCAGGGATGCGCTGGTCATCCCGCCCTATGTGGAGGTCGATTTTCGGGGCAAGGTCGTACGCCAATGTCCCGCTGGTGGCACGATCTCGACAAGCTGGGATGGCACCTATCAGGACAGCCTGAGCAACAGCTATCGCCCCGCGATCATCATGTCGTCTGTCGGCATGATCGACAACCTCAACCTCTATCTTTCCAATAGTGACACGAACCTCGCTGGCGTCGGTGTCGCGGTAGGTAAGAACTGGAACGTTGCCTCGGTCACGATCAATGATGGCGGCACCGGCTACACGGTCGGCGACACGGTCTACACGGCGATCGGACTGCCCGCGCCGTATATCGGCGCGAAGCTAACCGTCTCTTCCGTAGATGGTTCGGGCAAGATCACTGGTCTTACGCTGGAGGACAAGGGAGCGTATGGTTTCCCTCTTCAGATCCAGAAGGCGATCTGGACGGCTGCCAATGGCTTCAACGTCTTCACCGGAGATTTCTCGCACAATCTTACCGGGGGAACCGGCGTTGGCGCCTCTGTCGTCGCAGCGTGGGAGGCCGACTATCAAAACGGCACCTATCGTCCGCTGAAGAACCTCACGGGCGATACGTACATCCACAAGCTGCGGACGCATGGCGGCGGGATGCAGTCGGGCGACGCGACGTTCGGTAGCAAGTTTGCGATCGGCTACTTCGGCCTCAATCACACCTTCAATGAAATTCAAGTCGTCGGCGGATACTTCGGATTCCACACCTACTTTGCGAACGACATTCGCGGGAACATTCTGAACACGGTCCTTTGCGGGACAGCGGTCAATCTGTTCGCCGTCGGCTCGATGCAGTGCGACAAGGTCGTGACCGACAGCAGCCGGGACGCTGATTTGCGAATGGACCGGTGCAGCAGCATCGATCTGACGATCACGTCCTTCTTCGCCACCGGGAACACAGCCTATGTCAGCCCGCTGGGCGCACCGCTGCGCATCGGCGCGCAATCGAGCGGCCAGGGGCAGATGAATGACAGCTGCACCATCCGAGCCAAATTCATCGACCGCGGAGCATCCAGCACCGGCACGCAACGCTTGGCTACGCTGGCCTATTCCCGAAACTGCACTTTCGACTTGGAGGTGTCGAACGGAAGTCGGAACAGCGGCGCGGTCTTCTCGATCAATGAGGTCGCCCAGATCGGCACCTATCTCGAAGCAAGCAACACGATTCGAGGCCGGGCGGACAAGATCACTGGCCCCCTGTTCACCGGCGCGGGCCTAAAGGCAAACGACACCGGGCCGCGCTGCAACGTCGAGTTCTGGGACGAGAGCATCGGCGCGAAGATGGGATGGGGCGGTCGCTATGATATCAAGGCTGAGACCGCTCCGGTAAGCGGGAACGCGTCGATCGCGGCGACCGGCAATACGTCGCTGGATAGCTCTGTCATCAGCGGTCTCAGCAGCACTGCCGGCATCGTGGTCGGGATGACGGCGCAAGGCAACAATGTGCGCGGCGGCGCGCGCGTCCAGTCGGTCGGTGCGGGGACGGTTACGCTGGACGCGCCAGCGACCGCCACGGCCAACGGCGTCAATCTGACGTTCAAGGCGACGGGCCTTGGCAAGACGCCGGTCGGCTCGAAGTTCACCGATGTCGCCAACGGAAACGAGTATATCAACGTCGGCCAGCCAGCCTCTCCAGACTGGAAGCTACTCACGCGAGCGGCGTAATCAGCGGCCCGCTCCTTATCGGGGGCGGGTCGCCTGCTTCGACGCCGCTGCAGTGGCCTGCGAGAAGGTGGTGATCCACAGATCTCGTTGATGCTGCCCCAGCCAACGAAGCAGATCGTCATGCGCTGCAAGGCTCGTCTGACTGTGATCGCCGCCAACGCCGTGGAAGACGAGCACAGCGAGCCCGTGATTGCGTTCGGCCTCTTCGATGTACTCGATCATCCTTCCGGCGCTCGACGTCTCGGCAAAAACCCTACCGGGAACATCCATTCGGTCGAATGATGAGCGACAAATCTGCGCCGCGCTGGAAGATGCCGCTACTCCTCGACCGGATGTGACCATGCCTGTGTGCCGCAAGGGCTCAAGATAGTCTTTGCCGCCGCTTATCCAGTTCCCACAAGGAGCAGCGAAGCTATGCTTCGGCTTGCCGTCGATCTTCGCAAGCCTTCTCTCCTGATCGCCTATCTCGCCAATCATTTCCGAGACGGGATAGTTGTCGGTGAAGTGCCCGGGGACAGCAGGCGTGTAGCCAGTGGGGCACGGGTGAAATCGAGTGTGGTTGCCAATCTCGTGCCCGCGCTTGGCGATGGCCCGCCAAGCGGACAGCCGGCTGTCAGGCACGTCGATCAGAAAGAAGGTAGCTTTGAGGCCAAGTTGGTCGAGCGCCGGCACAACGTTCATCATCTGGGATGGCAAGCCATCGTCATAGGTGAGAACCACTGCGGCCGACGCGCCACCGGGCCACGAAAAACCCTCGCACCTGTGACGCACCGCCGCTGCAACAGCAATGGCAACCGAAGCAGCACCAAATCCTAAAATGAACCACTTAATCTTCATCTACGGTTCCGGATCAAAGCTATGATGCAGGGACGTGGCAATCCTTATAGATTAGCGCGAATCGCGGCCGAGGGGGATCGGTTTCAACCGCGATATAGGCGCGACGGGGGCATAAGTGGGCGAAAAACCGCACGGCATCAGCTATCGGTCGGACATTGACGGTCTTCGTGCCGTCGCAGTCGTTCCGGTAATCCTTTTTCATCTTGGCCTGACGCAGTTCAGTGGCGGCTTCGTCGGGGTCGACGTTTTCTTCGTCATCTCCGGCTACCTCATCAGCGCCGGCATCCAGAAGGATATCGCGGCCCGGCAGTTTTCGCTCATCGACTTCTATGAGCGCCGCTCGCGACGCATCCTGCCAGCCCTGTTCGTCATGGTCGCGTTCACGTTGCTCGCTGGCTGGATCATGTTCCTGCCCGACGATTACAAGGACGTCGGGTCCAGCGCCGTCGCCGTCGCAGCATTCTCCTCGAACATCCTCTTCTGGCTTCAGACGGATTATTTCGCTGGTGCGGCCGAGTTGAAGCCTTTGCTTCACACCTGGTCGCTGGCTGTGGAGGAGCAGTATTATATCGTGCTCCCCATCTTTCTGTGGGGCGTGATGCGCTATGCCAAGGCGCGCTTCATCCCATGGACGCTCGGTCTCGCGGTACTGTCTTTCGTGGTCAGCATCGCCATGGTGAAGCTGGCGCCGAGCGCTGCGTATTACCTGCTTCCAAGCCGTGCTTGGGAGTTGTTGTTGGGCGCGCTCGTCGCCCAAGGGGCAGTGCCGGCCATTCGGAGCAATACGTCAGCGCAGGTCGCATCGGCCGCAGGGCTCGCGATGATCGTGGCGTCCGTGTTCCTTCTGACGGAGGAGAGCAGCTTTCCCGGCTTGAACGCTCTATGGCCCTGCCTGGGGGCTGCTCTGGTTATCCATGCTGGGGCGTCTCACTCCAACACGCTCGCGGCGCGCGTGCTATCCGTCCAACCAGTCCTGTTCATCGGCCTGATCTCTTATTCCTTGTACCTCTGGCACTGGCCGCTGATCGTCTTTACGCGCTACTTCTATCTGACCCTGACATTGTCGCCAGGAATGATGGCGGGCGTTGCCGCAGGTACCTTCGCCGCGGCAGTACTGTCTTGGCGTTTTGTGGAACGTCCTTTCCGATCCCGAGAACGCGTGAAGAAGAAGGCAATTTTCGTTGGAGCGGGCGCGGGCATCGCCGCGTTCGGGGCTTTCGGGCTTGCACTGTTCGTCACGGCTGGCGTGCCCCAAAGGTTCGATAGCTCTGCTCCAGCGATTGCCCGCGCCGACAAGCCGCTTCCCGGCGAACCTGTCTGCCTGGTCAAGGAGGGCGCTCTACATTGGGAGGAAGATCGCTGCTTCCTGTCACGGAAGAGCGGTCCAGTCACGCTTGTCTGGGGGGATTCACACGCCTACCAGTACCGCCGGGCAATCAAAGAGATCATCGCGCCCAAGGCGGTCGGCAGCATTCTCATGTACGCTACGGCCGGATGCCCGCCAATCTTCGGTGTCACGGTGAATGACCGGCCTTACTGCCGTCCAGGCAACGACCGCGTACCTGACATCATCAAGACCTATGGGGTCAAGCGTGTCGTAATGTTCGGTCACTGGCGGCCGATGATGGAGGGTGGGCAGACCAGCCTCGAAATGCTGAAGGCTACAATTGCGCAGCTTAGAGCAAAAGGGGTGACGGTCGCGCTGGTGGGTGACAACCCAGAATATGACTTTAACAATATGCCTCTACTCTACCAGCGCATCGAAGGCCTAACGCACGGTGAAGCGCAGGATTTCGCCTTGCCGCCCAAGTATGACGGCGAGTGGAACCGTGCCGCCAGCAAAATCGTGCCAGCGGGAGCATTTGTCGATCCGATGGAAGTGCTTTGTGCGGGCCACGGCAAAGGTTGCATGGTCTATGGCAATCTGAAGCCGCTGATGTCCGAGAGCAATCATTTGAGTTACGAAGGGGCGGAGTTGGTCGCACCCAAACTAGCACCCCTGTTCGGTACAGTTCTTTAGCTCTCGGCACCTACGGAGAATAGCTCCGGGGCGTCGCTCGAATTCGAAGAGCCTCACCAGAATATCAGGGGTATCGCGTGGGGTACCTGCCCCACGCGGCACGCTTCAAAAATCACGATTATCCGGGGTTTTGCCGGATTAGTCGACGGAGGGGTTGTCCGTCGTCAGGCCCGCCCCCCAAAGGTGGGGAAGGCTGCCCGCTCACTTTCCTCATCGGTGACCCGCTCGATCCAGGCACAGCCGTACTCCTGTCGGAAAGGCGCTAACTCCGCCTCGGTGATATCATCGCCCCAAGCGATCACTTTGCGCTTCCCCTGGACGATCGCGACAATGCGCTGAGTGCCGCCCTGGTAGCCATAAATCTGCATCGTTCCGACCTCTCAAATCGGGTCGGTACTGCGGTCGTTTGCGCCCGCAAATCAAGTCCAGAAACTTAAACGGAGCCCCTATGGCCCTCTCCAACGCCGCGGTGAAAGCCGCGCGGCCGTCGTCGCGCGCCTATAAGAAATTCGACGAGCGCGGGCTGTTCCTGTTCGTGAAGCCCAACGGCCTGAAAAGCTGGCGTCTCCGGTACCGGATGGGCGGACGCGAGAAGCTGCTCACCCTCGGCCAGTGGCCGGACCTGCAGCTGGTCGACGCGCGCGATCGCGCCGAGGAGGCGAGGGGGCTCGTCGCCCAGGGCGTGGATCCATCGATCCGGAAAGTCGCCGTGCAAATTCGCACGTTCGAATCGGTGGCGCGGGAATGGCATGCGGTGCAGCTGGAGCGCTGGACTGCGCGCCACGCGGCCGACGTCATCGACAGCCTGGCGCGCGACGTCTTCCCCGAATTGGGCGCGTTGCCGATCGGCGCGATCGGCGCGCCGGCGGTGCTGCAGATCCTGCGTGACGTCGAGGCGCGCGGATCGATCGAGACGGCGCGCCGAATCCGCCAGCGGATCTCGGCCGTCTTTTCCTTTGGCATAGCCGAGGGCCTGGTCGAGCAGGATCCCGCCGGCCTCGTCTCGCGCGCGCTTCGGCCGACGCCGATAGCCCGCCGGCAGCCGGCCCTCACGGATCTTGCAAATTTGCACGCGCTGCTTGCCGCATGCGAGCGCGCTGGCGGGCCGCCGATCGTGCGCCTGGGTTCGCGCTTTCTTGCCCTGACGGCTGTCCGCTTGGGGGCGCTGATCGGCGCAACCTGGGGCGAGATCGAGGATCTAGACGGAGACGCACCGCTGTGGCGCATTCCGGCGGCGCGCATGAAGCTGAAGCTGGCGAGGAAGTCCGATTCCGCGAACGACCATCTGGTACCGCTCAGCGCTGAAGCCGTGGCGGTGCTGAAGTCCGTCCGCGACAATGGGTATGATACCCATTCTTCGCATGTGATCTTCCCGATTAACGAGGCGGCAATCGGTCGGCTCTACAAGCGGGCAGGCTTCGAAGGCCGGCACGTTCCCCATGGATGGCGCGCCGCCTTCTCCACGGTGATGAATGAGCGCTTCCCGGCGGAGCGATCCGCGATCGACCTGGTGCTGGGCCATGCCCTCAAGGGCGTGACCAGCGAAAGCGAAGCTGCCTACAACCGCGCGCAGATGCTCGGCCAACGCCGCAGCCTGCTGGCGCGCTGGGGAGAAATGCTGATCACATGATTTAACGTGTTTCCTGCCGCGCATGGCGCCGATCGGCGCCGGGAGCGGGGGTTGCCGGTGGTCTAGACCGGAAACCGACGAGAACAGAGCTCGCCACGACACAGCTGGCCGACTGGCCGTCCCGCACCCGCGCATACGGGTGGCGGGCTTGTGGAGAGCCTCCATGCATTCGTCAAACGATTCTGCCTGCATTTCAAACAAATGCGCCGCGTGCCGCGCATTGCTTTTCAAGTCCGCTGTCGACGCGATCGCCGGCACAATCGAGATCAAGTGCCGCCGCTGCGGCTCTTTCAACTGCTTCAGGCCCATGAGCCCTCCAAGATCGCCGGCGGAGCGACCGTTTGGAGCTGAACATTGTGGATCTACGTACCGAACCTAACGACCTTCGCGGCATCTCTCTCTGCGCAGGATATGCAGGCCTCGATCTCGGCCTGCATATCGCAGAGCCCGGATATCGCACTGTGGCTTTCGTCGAGCGGGAAGCTCATGCGGCGGCCACTCTCGTGGCGAGGATGGAAGACGCGTCCCTGGCACCAGCGCCTATTTGGGACGATCTTAAATCCTTCGACGGCCGACCATGGCGCGGCCGCGTTCATATCGTCTCTGCCGGCTATCCATGCCAGCCCTTCAGCTTCGCCGGCGCAAGGCGAGGGGAAGAAGATCCCCGGCACCTGTGGCCCGAAGTCGCCCGCATCGTCGACGAGGTGCAACCAGAATGGGTGTTCTGCGAAAATGTCGAGGGACATATCAGCCTGGGACTTGCCGACGTCGCCGCAGAGCTTCGCGGCATGGGCTACACACCAAAGGCAGGCATGTTCTCGGCGAGAGAAGCGGGCGCAAGCCATGTGCGCCGGCGGGTCTTCCTGCTGGCCCACGCCAACGGCGAGCGACGGGGGATATTTTCCGGATCTGGTGATTGCGGACCAGGCGCTGACAATGACGGGGCCTTTCGACTGCTCGATGGGGAGTGGTGGACAGTTCGGCCTCAGCACGTCGGCGCGCAGCTGGACGTCGCTGTGGTTGACGATGAAGGCGCTGGGCTGGACGCCTGCCGCCAGATCGACCGCATCTTCCCCCCGGGTCCGGGTGAGTTTCAGGAGTGGGACAGGATCCTTCATCGCCGACCTGACCTCCAACCCGCGCTTCTCCGATCAGATGATGGGGTGGCCGATCGGGTGGAGCGATCCCGGGCGGCCGGCAACGGGGTTTGCAGCCTGGCTGCAGCTGTCGCGTGGAAGACTCTCTCAGCTGCTCACCTCGGCCGCGCAGCGGCCCCCTGAATAAGGATTTCCGACGAGGCCACCGAGCCCGCACTCAGACCGCCGGTTGAGCGGCCGAATGAGGCAACTTCATTGTCCCTTACCAACGTCATGCCCGTATCTCCTGCCGCCGGTTATCTAGGCGGCAAGCGCAACCTGGCCCGCCGGGTCTGCGCGATCATCCAGTCCGTCGATCATGACGGCTATGCCGAGCCGTTTGTCGGCATGGGCGGCATTTTCTTCCGACGCGCTGCGCGCCCGCGCTTCGAAGCGATCAACGATATTTCCGGCGACGTGACCACGCTTTTCCGCGTGGTGCGCCGTCACTATCAGGCGCTCGTCGACGAGCTCGACTGGCTGCCGGCGAGCCGCGAGGAATTCGACCGGCTGAAGTCGATCGACCCAGCCTCCCTCACCGATGTCGAGCGCGCCGCGCGTTTCCTGTATCTCCAGCGCCTGGCGTTCGGCGGCAAGGTCGTCGGGCGCAACTTCGGCGTCTCGACGACATCGCCGGCCCGGTTCAATCTCGCGCGGCTGCGCGCCACGCTCGCGGCGATCCGTGACCGGCTTCAGCCGGTCGTCATCGAGCGGCTGCCCTATGGCGACTTCATCCGGCGCTATGACCGCGCCGGCATGTTGTTCTATCTCGACCCGCCATATTGGAACTGCGAGGAGGATTATGGTGCCGGCGTCTTCGATCGGGCCGACTTCGAGCGCCTGGCCGAGCAGCTGCTCGGCATCCGCGGCAAGTTCCTTCTCTCCATCAACGACACGCCCGGCGCGCGCGCGGTCTTTTCGCCGTTCCACATGCGCGGCGTCGGTGTGACCTACACCGTCGCCTCCGGCACAAATGCGACGCGCGCGGGCGAGCTCCTGATCGCCAATTTTCCGCTCGACGAAGCCGCCGGGGCTGTCCTGGGCGGGTAAAGGACCGTCCCGACCTCTTGGTCCCCCTGGGGAGCCAAGCGGGGAGGCCAAAGCCTCCCCGTCCCCCGCTGCCAAGGAGAGCGGGGGGTGCCAAAGTGCAGAGCAAAGGGTGCGCCGTAGTATGGCCGACTAGGCCATTCCTTATCCTCTTAAACCCCTGTGAGGGTAAACATCATGATTTCCAAACTCGCGCCTCTCCCGCGGCTTCGACCCGTTTGAGGGCCGCCTCCAGCGCGGGATCGGTGGGTTTTTCGGCCGCAGGAGCCGCGTGGGGCGTGGGGTTGGCAGGGACCGGGGCTTTAGCCGCGCGACGGCGGCGGGCCTCTCTGAGGTTCAGGAAGCGCGCCTTGACGGCCTTGCCAGCGTCACCGACTGCGCGGCCGAGGCGGCCGATGTCGAAATGATAGGCGTTGGTCGCCTGCATGCGCTGGGGGCCGGCCTCACCGACGTTGGTCGTCTTCTCGCTTCGTCGGACCCAATCCAGGAAGCCATGTTCGCGCAGCCGCTTGAGCGCATCGACCACCGCATTCTTTGAAAGGGCCGTACGCTTCATCAGCGCGGTGATCGCCGGGTCCAGTTGCCCGGTCTTGAAGTCGAGAAATTCGCGGAGCAGCACCTCGAGCACGCGAATGCCGTTCGCCATGAGGGGGCTGCGCTCGCCCTTCTTCTTGTGGACGAGATCATATTCCTTCGCGAGGCGAAGGTAATCGTCAGCCCAGGCAAGGCCACCGGCCTTGGTCCCATCGGCGATCGGGCGGAAGACGTCCGCCTGGCGGCTGTCCACGTCGAAGCTATGCCGCCAGACCGGATCGGCGCCGCGGCGTTTGCCGCCCAGCTTGCCGCCGGCATCCCTGATGAGCCTGCGCGTATCTCGCGCGATGGAGGCGGCGCTCATGCGCGTGCCTCCCGCCGCGTTACTTGCGCGGCGTCATGAGAATGGACGAAACCGGGGGAAAGCCGAGAAGCAGCAGGTCGGCCCATTCCTGCGCGATCTCGGCGCGACGCTTCATGTAAGCGGAGCGATTGTAGATCGGTTCGATACCGCGCTGCCGGTGGGCGAGCATCAGGTCGATGACGACGCGGTCGCCCGGCCGCTCCTCCTTCATGGCGATCTCGTTCATGATCGTCGAGAAGGCGCTGCGCCATCCATGAGGGACGTGCTGATCGGCGAACCCGGCCTGCCGGTAGAGTTTTGAGACGGACACGTCGCTGATGTGCTTTTGCGGGCTGTTCGGGCTGCAAAAAGCGTAGGGCGAATGTCCCGTGAGCAGCTTCAGTGTGTCCAGCAGTTCCACCGCCTGCCGCGCCAACGGTACCGGATGCTCCATCAGGCTGTTCAGCTTCTCCTGCACCGTCAGCTTCATCCGGGCAGCCGGAATCCTCCAGATCGGATCGGCGCGGTCCATGTCCGAGAATTCCGCCCATGGTGTCGCCTGCACCACGCCGGGCCTCACGGCTGTCAGCGCCGTTAGCCGTGAGGCGAGCTTGGCGATCGGATGCCCGGAAGCATTTTCGATCTTCCAGAGCATGGCGCGCAACTGCTCGATCTGAGTCAGCGCGGGATGCCGCTTCAGCGGCGCGACCTTCACCGGGATTTCGTCCGCCGCCGGGTTGTCCAGTGCGAAGCCCATCCCCCGCGCATAGTCGAACACCGATGAAAGCGTGGTGCGATACCGCCGCGCCATTTCCAGCGCGCCACGCGCCTCGATCTTCTTGACTTGCTGCACAATCATCGGCCGTGTGATGGCCGTGATCGGCAGGCCGCCGATCGACGCGAACACCTCGCGCTCCAGCATGTTGAGTGTCCGGTCGGAATGCGATCGGCTCCACATGCCCGATCGTTCCTGATACCAGGCGCGGGCCACGATCTCGACGGTCGTCTCCGACGCCGCCAGCGCGGCCGCCTTCTTCTGATGCTTGTCGATCGCTGGGTCGATGCCACGCGCCAGCAGACGCCGCGCGTCGTCGCGCATTTCCCGCGCTTCCCTGAGCGAGATGGCCGGGTAGGGGCCGAAGACGATCCGCTTCTTCTTGCCGAGGAAGCTGTATGCCAGCCTCCAGCTTTTGTAGCCGGTCCTGGTGACGTAGAGGTGCAGCCCCTGCGCGTCGGTCAGCTTGTAATCGGATTCGCCCGGCTTGCTGGTGCGGCAGGCCGCGTCCGTCAGCAA